TATGCGACAATTGCCACACATTTACACGGCCCGCAATTGCAATTGAGACTCAGTCTCAACTACGGCGGGTGGGCTCGCGGTGCGCGCGAGGGGGGGGAGGGGGGGTCCGGCCCCCCGGCTCGACGCACCCATTAGGCCTCAAAAGGCCCCACACCCATACTGACCCCCCGGCCCCCCCAACTAGTTGTCCCCAGGGGACGCACTCCGTCCCCAACTTCGTCCCCAAAAAACCCGCCCCACACCCTCCAATCCCACTTGGGGACGCTGGGGACGCTGGGGACGCTATCACCCTTTACTACTCCACTGGGGGTAGATAAAGAAGAAGAATAGGAGAATACCCTATAACGTCCCCACGTCCCCCCACCCAACCCCCTCCCCACCCCCAAATCCGCCCCCACGTCCTCCAATCGCCATTTCCAGTGGGGACAACCGGGGACAACCCACTCCGTCCCCAACCCCTCCACCCGCCTCCACCAACGAAAAACCCCCTTTCGGGGGCTCTTCACTCACCTTCCACACCTTGGCGGACAGCTTTACCTCCGCCCCGCACCCTTCGGCCACCCCCTAATGCTCGGATTACCCTCCTCCGGCACCTTCCACTTCTCGCTCACCCACACCACTCCCCTCCCAAACCGCCTCGTCTTGGCTTCCCAGCACCTCTTCATCGCCCCCACCCCCAGAATCGCCCTCACTGTCCTAATCCCCTCCATCTTCCCGGCCTCCTTGCCCATCACCGCCTCCAACGCCTCCAGCACCGTCTCCCACGGCACCACCACCCCATACACCGGGCCCTCCACACCCGCCCTCCTCAGCCGCCCCTCCACCTCCTCCGCCAGAATCCCCGCGATCTCCGCGTCCTGGTCCATCTCCTCAGCCCTCTCCCGACTCACCAGCGCCACGGCCTCCGCAGCCCTCACCGTCCTGAGCACCCGGTCCTCCCACTCCCCAAACCGACCCCTCAACCCCCCGTACTCCGGCATCTGATCCGCCTCCTGCAGCACCGCCAAACAGTCCCCGACCAGCTCCCGGCCCCTCTCCCGCACAAACCGCTCCGCCCACCCCCTATAGTCCACACCCGCCCTCTGCCGTCCCACCTTCAACACCACCGCCCTGCTCGCCAGATCCGCACTCACCTGCGGCGTATTGCTCGTGAACATCCACGTATACCCGTTCACCACGCTGCTGTGCCCGCTATACAGCTTGTGCCCCTGCACCTCCCGGGCCGTAATCAAACTCTCCATCAACGGATCACTGAGCCCCCCCTTGATGTTGTCCACCAGAACCACCCGCTTCCCCCTCGCACTCTCGCTGAAGAACGCCCCCAGCACCCGATCATCGACCCGGTGCTTCACCTGCACACACCCACCCGCCACCAACGCGATCATCTCGGCCGTGCTCGTCTTGCCGCTCCCCTTCCCGTGCTCGCTCGTAAACACGAACGCCGGCCGCCCCCCGGGCCCCACCCCGCTAAACAGCGTCAGCAGCGCCACCACCATGCCGGCCCGATCCACTTCCGTCTCCGCATTCAAGGCCCCAGCCCACTCCCTTAGCGCCTCCCCGTCCCCGCCCCAACCCCACCCCTCATCTGTCCACCCACCCAAATACAGCACATCCTCCCGCATCGGCCAGTGCGGCAGGAACTCCACGCTCGCATATCGCTCCACGCCCTGCCCCACCTTTGCGACCCACTGATACAGATCCCCCAACCCCACCGCCTTCACCCGACCCTCCACCCCTCGCACCGACAACTGGTCCTTCCGAAAATTCAGTGGGCCCACCGCCGTCTGCAGCCACGCCGAAAACTCCCCCTCGTCCACCAGCTCCACCAGATCCTCCCACCCATCCACCGGCTCCCCGATCACCCGGGGCACCAACACCGACCCCCCCACCACCTTGGGCCAACCACCAGTCTCCTCCAGCACACCCGCCATCACCTGACCCGGATCCAACCAGCCCGGCAACTCATCACCCTTGGCATCGAACACACCGCTGTCTGCCGACCAGTTTCTCACTACGTACATCCGGGGCCTCCTTGTCAGTGCTCAAACGACCCACTATACTCCCTTTCAATGCCACGTCTAGGCCTCTCCAACACGCCCTACACCCCCGCCACCTTCGGCCTCGGCACCGGCATCACCAACTCCCCCACCCAGCCCACCACCCCTCAAATCATGGGTCCCCTCCCACCCCAAACCCCGGGTGGGGGGGTCTCAGACGCACCGATGTCGGAGGCCCGCTTGCGTGCAATCCGACGCAACATCGGACGCAGGGCCATCGCGAAGGCCCGCTCCCGCAAGAAAGATGCCGCTGATTACGGTATGGTGACCACCGATGACCTCCACCAGGCCCAAGAAGAACTCCGAGCCCGAGGACTATCCTTCGACCAGAACCTCGGATACGAGCCCTTCGAGACCGCCACGGGCACCGCAATCCCCATCCGTGACTTCACACGATCCTTCGTCCGAGGAGTCCCCATCGCCCCGCCGACGGTCTACCGCCAAACGGGCGGCACCGGCCCCTTCCGACCCACCCCCGCCTACTAACCCGGAGTCCGGGTGGGGGGGTTCAGATGGCATCCCCGTGATCGGGTCGATGACCATCACCGAAAATCTTCCAACAGAAAAGGATGAAGTCCATGACTTCCTCGACCCCTCCGTCATCAGCGAATCCCTCAAGCGACGAGGCATTACCCCCGACTGGTTCCTCGTCGAACTCCTCAACATCTACGACCAGGCCAAAGCTGAAGCCGATTTCAAGGCCGCAGCCAACATCCTCCAACGCATACACCAGTTCATTGCGGGATCCGTCCGACTCGCCCAAGTCAAGAGGACCCTCACGGCTGAAGCTCCCTCATCCGGCCACGATCCCAATGGACTCAACCCCTCCGACCCAGCCGCTCGACTTCTTGCACTCACCCGCAACCGCACCCCTCTCTCCCGTCTCATCAGCGATCGAGCCGTCCAGTACGAGCGACGATCCAAAGAAAACCAAGTCCCGGAAATCTTCGTTGACAGTACCGACCCCGACGAATGAGCAGGCTGCCGCCTTCGAGTGGTTCTGTGGCCTAGACGACGGCGAGATCCACTCGCATGCCATCACGGCCATCCGTGCCATGCTCACGGTGCCCGGCTCCAACGCCCTGCTCTCCATCCACGCCGATCCCCTCGACTTCACACGACTTCTCTTCTGCAACCACTGGGACTCGGGCTCCATCTCCCACAGCCCCTCCTTCCAGGCCCTGTTCCTACACCACGCCTTCTGGAACGAACGCGCCTTCCTGGGCCTCTCCTACGAGATCCAGACCCTCATTCTGATCCGTACCCTCGCGTGCCACGCGTACATCCTCAACGATCCGAGGTAACCATGGACCCACATCTCGAAGAGATCAAGAAGTCCCGACAAGCTGTCTACGGCGATCCCCTCCAGAACCACCAGGGCATCGCGGCAGCCTGGTCCGGTCTCCTCCAACCCCACTGGGAGGCCATCCGCGACGGCCGCCCCATCCCCTCGTGGACCGTCGCACATATGATGGCCGCCCTCAAGCTCAACCGCATGCGAATCACCTATCACCCCGACAACTACGACGACATCACTGTGTATCTCCAGTTCGCGAAGGACTGGCAATCCCAAGGAACCCCATGATCAAGCCCCTCGTCTACATCTCGTCGCCCTACTCCAAGGGCTCCATCTCCAAGAACGTCCGCTTCCAGCATCACATCTGGGAGCAGCTCCGCCGTCGAAACACTGTGACACCCATCGCACCGCTCTGGTCTCACTACCAGGACGTCCACTTCCCGCTCACCCATGCCGAGTGGCTTGACTACGATCTCGAAGTCATCCGTCGCTGCGACGCCGTCCTCCGCCTCGACGCCGGCGGTCCCGGCCTCTACCACCAGCACGAGTCCTCCGGCGCCGACATGGAAGTCAAGTTCGCGACCGAACTTGGCATCCCCGTCTTCTACTCCGTCGGTGACCTGTACGAGTGGGCCGATGCCCGCTGAACTGACCATCATGAAGACGCCGGTTGTTCCGATCACCCGATCGAACAATCCGCTCTACCCCCTCCCACCCGACTACTACAAGCTGACGAAGGAGGGGCAGGCTCGGGCCCGCATGAACGCGTGCCGTCAGTGGCTCCTCTGTCCACGCTTTGGAGCCCCCCCCACCCTGTACCACCCCGAGGCCCTGCTCGCCTCGAAGACCGCCTTCGACGCCTTCTATCTCCGACGCCACCACTTCGAGAACGGCGGCCTCTTCTACGATGTCGACCCCTGCCCCGACGGACCCCACCACGACGCACTATCTGTCGCGATCCACGAGCACAACCGTGTCGTTGGCTCGATGCCCCGTGGCTTCGGCAAGTCCACCGACATCGTGAAGACCATGATGACGAGGGCCCTCTCCGCCAATGGTTGGAGCACCTCCTACTGCACGAGCACCCACAAGATCGGCAAGCGCTTCTTCATCAAGATGATGCAGGAGATCGAGACCAACCCCTTCTTGCGGGCCGACTACCAGGCAGTCCACGGATCCGTCCCCAACCCCTCTCGCTCATCCAGCCGGCCCTGGTCCTCCCAGGACATGTCCCTGTACCTCGGCAACGGTAGTTCCTTTGACGGCATGTCCGTGGACGGTGCTATCCGAGCCGGCCGACCCCACGACCTCTTTCTCGACGACCCCGAGAAGGACGCACGCGGCGCCACCGACATGGCCCAACGTCGCGCCTACCTCGAAACTCTCGTCTTCAAGGTGATGGGCCCCATGATCCGGGACCCCCGCCGACTCATGTGCTGGACCGGCACCCGCATCAGCCGACGCCACTACTTGTGGGCCGCCACCGCTTCCGATCCCAACACCGGCATCCGTCTCGAACCCCGCTTCGAGCACTGGCGTACCCTTGCGTTCCAGGCTGCCTACCCCTCACCGACCGACATGCAGGAAGCCTTGTGGCCCACCTACATGCCCATCTCCGAGATCGAACTCGAAATCGAGCGCCTCGGTCTCGAATTCGTGCGAGCCGAATACTTCAATGAGCCGGGCTCCGGTACCGCCCTCGTCTTCCAGCTCTCCCCGGACCACCACTCCTGGGACATCCCGACTCTGCCCAGCCTCATCGCGATCGACAACCCCCGCACCTGCCAAGACCTGATCGTCTACCGCTCCGAAACCAAGGGCACCCAGTCCTACCCCTTCAGCCGGTTCCTCGACTCCTGCCTCGTCTGCACCACCGTCGACTGGGGTGCCACCCTCGGACCCACCGCCGACCCCAGTGCCGTCACTACCGTCGCCCTCTCCCGCGACAACGAGATCTTCGTGCTCGACTGCTGGGAAGGCCGCAAGTCCATTGCCGACGTCGCTGCCGTCGCGACCGACCAAGCCCTCCGCTTCCGATCCCGGGCCATCCTCGTCGAAACGTCCGGAGTTCAGGCCGCCTTCCAGCCCGTCCTCATGGACGCGGTCCGCAACGCCCCCGCCGACTTCCGACCCATCGTCCACTCCATCAACTCTCGCACCAAGAAGTCCGACCGGATCGCGGCCCTCGGCTGGCGCATCGGCACCCCCGACCACCCCCGATCTCTCCTCAAGGTTCCGTTCCGCAACCAGAACCGGCCCAACTGGTCGACTCTCTTCTACCAGCTCTCCAACTTCAACCCCTTTGCGACCGACTGTGGCCTCGACCACGACGACATCCTCGACACCATCTCCCTGTTCCAGGAGGGCATCCCCAACGGAACCCGCGTCGTCGACGAGAAAGAGATGGTCCACCAGCCCGACGACGCCATCTCCATGCTGCTCGACGGCAAGGACATCCACCCCCAGCTCAACGTCCCGTTGATCGGCTACGTGAATGTTGCTAAGCTGCCCCGTGAAACCCTGGACGCCATCATCGACGCCCGAGAAAAACAAAAGGACACCCCCCATGGTCCCGCCAAATTCTCCGATCCACGGACTGCCTTCTGACGTGGACCGCAACGCCCCCGTCACCATACCGGCCTGGCTCTTCGAGAAGCTCCTGGCCCCCCAGCGTTCCGTCCCACTCCGTGATCCCGGCTTCGACCCCCCACCCGATCTTCAATACAACATCCACGGTCAGTACGGAGGAACCCCATCAGCGAAGACCCCAAACCCCGAATCGGGTGGGGGGGTTCCGAATCCGTTCCGGGCGTGGGAGCCGGTCGGCCGCAATCAGAAGCTCACGGAGGCCGCAGAACCTGATACCATGGACGACACTGGGGGTAACTGATGCCGAGTGCCGGTTCCGATTACGCGATGCTTCCCTCATCCAGCGGCAAGTCCAAGGCCGACCTCATCAAGGTCATGGACGCCCATGTTGTCCGTGAGACTATCCGGTTCACACCGGAGTGGACTCTCATGGCCATCGGCCACTACTACATGAGGGGCATCCGCAACTTTATCGGGATCGACCGGCTGTCGGGCTCGGTTCGCTGGTCCTACAATCCCCAACAGGACGGCAAGTTCATGGACTTCATCTACCACGACATGGTGGTGAAGAAAGACCAAGTCGTCGGACAGCTCCAGCAGTTCGATGTGAGCCCCCATGTCAAGACCGACCTGGTAGGCCTCTCGATGGTCCGCCAGAAGAACGCGGCCCAGGTCCTGCTGGACTCCAGTCTCGACCCCAAGCATCTCGAAACCGTCAAGTACCAGATCAACAACATGCTGACGGACTACGGTTCCGTCGGCCTGATGTCCCACACTATTCAGGACCCCGTCATGGGTCCCCGGCTCGAACTCGAAGCCGTGGCCCCTTGGGAAATCCTGCCGTTCCCCGGCATCACGATGGACCCCAGCAAGCAGCGGGGCTACGTGCGTCGGCGTCTCGTGGACCTCGAATTCCTGAAGAAGCGGTATCCGGGCAAGGCCGCAGCCAACGAAGCGAAGATGGACGGCTGGCGGGTCCCGTACGGTTCCGACACCTCCAGCATCGGCACCTCTTTCACGGGCGACATCGCGACCCACGGCGCCCACGTCGTTCGTCCGCCCATGATCGGCAGCCGGTCCGGTGTCGTCGCGAACAAGCCGGGCTCCGACCGGTACATGCCGGGCCAAACCCTGATCATGTTCGAGGAGTGGTTCCTGCTCGGGTCGCAGGGTAACGTGATCCGGTACATCGCGAGGTCCGGTGAGTGGATCGCCGAAGACGAGGACTACTCGCAGCGGCCGGCACCCTGTGCCCTGGAGTTCCGTCGCTACATGGACAATGGGTCCTTCTACGGCATCGGCATCCCCGGCCTCCTGATGCACATCAACCGGAACAATGAGCAGATGCTGTTCCGGGTGTTCGAGCACATCCGCAGCATGGACAAGTTCGGAACCCTCGTGATCCCGAGCGGCCAGTTCGACGCGGCCAAGCAGTTCAAGGAGACGCCGTATGGTCTGCTTGTCTGCACCTGGGAACCCGAGCAGTGGAACTCCAACCTGCGTCCCTTCAAGATGGACCCCCACACACCGGGTCGGGACGCTGCGTCTATCGTGGCTCTCGGCCAGTCCGTCGCCGACAACCTCGTAAAGGTCCCCGAAGTCCTGATGGGTGACGCTCCTGGTCGAGTCGACTCCCATGCCGCTCTCCAGTTCGCAGCGGACAAGGCGTCCAACACCTTCCACAACCCGACAACGTCGGTGGGCCAGCTCTTCGGCAATGCCTACCGCTACGGAGTCTTCGCGTTGTCGCGGGCCTACGTCGATGCCGGCTCCGAACGACTGTCCCGGATTCCCGTCACCAAGCTCCACCACACCATGATCGGAACTGCCATCGATGCCCCGGCGCCGGATTCCGACGGTGTCGCTACCCTCCGTCTGACCAGTGAACTGGTGCCGGACTACAACCTCCTGCAGTTCGGTGTCCGGGGCGATGGCATCCGCATGAAGCTGGCCGAGGGTCAGAAGATCATCGAGGGCCTTTCACGAGGCTACACGACTCTCGACGAGGCGATCATGCTGAACGCCATGAAGGGCCTCGACCTTCCCTTCTACCGGCCCGAATGGGAACAGACCATCCGGTCCACAACCCTCAACATCCTGCTGCTCTTCAACGACGGCATCGAACCGGGCCAGATGTTTGACAACCCGGACTTCGGCGTGACCACCTGCAAGCTCATGCTGCTCCAGGAAGTCATGGCGATGCCCGAGTTTGCACTGGCCTCCGAAGAAGTCAAGGTCGAGTTTCAGGGATGGCTGGACGACCTTCGTAACGATACCGGTGCAGCCCAGGGTTCTGCTGTGGCCGCCGGATTCCCTCCACTTGATGAACTTGCGGCAGCTGCTAACATGCAGGCTCAGGCCGCCAAAGCCCAGAGGTAAACCATGACGACCCCCCCGACCGCCGAAGTCAACCAGCCCCTCATCGACTCGCTGACCCCCCCACCCGCCGATCCCGGTTTCACGCCGATCACCCTGAAGGTGGACGGCAAGGACGTGAGGGTCACGAGCCAGGCCCAGCTTCTGGAGTACGCCCAGAAGGGTGTCGACTACACGAAGAAGACCCAAACTCTGGCCGCCGAGCGAGCCGCAAACCAGGCCGCGATCGACGCGGTGGCAGCCGCCCGCAAGTACGAAGAGACCAACGATCCGGAGGATCTCCGGACCTTCTACACCCACCTTGGGAAGTCCAAGGACGAGATCGAGGAACTCATGGCCCTGTTCGCCCCCGAAGACTCGGCGCCCACCGCCTCAGCTGCCACTCCGAACACAAACCCGAAGCCCCCGGGTGGGGGGGATGCCCGGGACCAGGAGATCCGGGAACTGAAGGAGAACGTGCATCGGCTCATGGAGCTGGTGTCCGGGCGTGAGGGTCTGACGCTTGACAGATTGCTGGAGTCTGTGTTAGAGTCCAATGACAAAGTGAAGAAGGCTCTGGTTGGTCAGGACGAGACAGTGGCGACCAATCGGAGGGAGTGGATGCTCGACCAGTCTCGGGCAGTGGTGGCCCAAATCATCGAGGAGGGGCGGCGAAAGAATAAGCCGTACTCCCCGAGTGAGGAGCGGATCATCGCTACCAAGGCTGTCGAGAAAATGGCGGTGACCATCGAGCGTCTCGGGCTCGACAAGGAACTCCCGTCCGTTGGTCCGATGCCGGCACTGGTGCCGGGGGACTCCTCCACACCTCTGGCTGAACCGCGTCTACCGGCAAACGCTGATCTGAGCAAGCTGTCCACCAAAGAGGTGGGCTCATGGATCACGGGCTTCGCTGCGAAGGTCATGCACGATGCCCGGCTCGCGGGGGTGCGTTCGTAGGCGTGTGCCTCAGTACTCCCCGGGCGTGTATGTAGACACGGGCATCAGCCCGAGGGGAGTGTCAATTGGCAAACTATTTCAACTGGACCGGCTCTGGGGGTACTGACACCTCCACGCTGGAGAACGCGATTCCTCTGCTGTTGGAGGCGATGTCTCGGCCGATGTACGGCGAGATTGACCCTCTTCACGACATGTTCGTGACCAGCGAGGGCGTCGTGCGTAACTCGCAGTCCCTGTCCCGCAACTGGACCATCACGAAGGTCCTCGAAGGCAGCCTGCGAGGCGTGGTCGGCATGAATTCCGAGGCCATCGTGTACGGTCCCCAGCTCCAGTCGCTGGGTTCCACGATGTACCGGCATGCTGCCGCGAACATCCCGTCTCTGATGGATCCCTGGGACGCGCCGTACGACGTGCCGTACCAGATGCAGATCACCCTGAAGGCTCAGGAGACCACGATCCCCCGTACCCTCGCGGACGAGGACATCGACTCTCTGCCGGCACTGGTGGCCGGTCGGACCTTCACGGGCCTCATCGAGGGCTGGGCTCGTCAGAACGCGCTGTACCGAATCTCGCACTTCTACTCGGCGTCTGCGGCCGGCATCCTCAACAGTATCTCTGTCACCAAGACCGGCGCCAACCTCACGGCTGCGGGCGGTCTGACGGCGGCTGTCTGGGGCAATCCGTCCACTTCCACGCTGGAGGGCTTCACCAACGCCACCGACCTGGGCGAGTTCACGTTCGGCATTCCGGACGGCAACATCAACAACTACCACCGGGGCATGATCCTGGACTTCTACTACGGGTCCACCCGCCTCAACGACAACTCGGGCACCCGCGTGCCCCTGTACGTCAAGTCGGTGGACCACTTCAACGACCGCGTCACCGTGGTCTACTACAACGCATCCACCTCGGCCGGCATGATCTACACGAACCTGGAGGCCGCCGAGTCCGCCGACGGCACCTACACCGTGGACATCTACCTGCGAGCCTCCAAGGGTGACGCCCATCCGGGCCTCAACACCTGGAACAAGGCTCTCCACATCGTCGATACCGCTCACCCGAACTACTACGACCCGTCCTCGACGTTCTACGGCGCCGCCCTGCGGTCGTACCCCGAGCACTCCTCGGTGGTCTACGACAACAAGAACGGCCCCCTGAACGAGACGAACATCGCGGGCTGGCTCATGGAGTTCGCGACCAAGCGGCAGTCGGTCTTCCGCCAGTCTCTGGACACAGCGGTCTTCCGCTACGGCCAGATCGTGGAGTACAACCGGAGCCGGGCTTCTCGCGAGGTTCTGAACCGGGACGCTGTGGGCGGCTCAATGCGGGAGCTGGGAACCCAGGGCCTCAATACGCGGTTCTCGATGACCTTCGACGGCATCCAGATCAACGTGGTCCTGTCCAACTTCCTGCGGTCCGGCGAGGCTCACATCCTCAAGCTCCGCGAGAACAACTTCAAGCGGTACGTGCCGCCGATCGCGGGCAACCGCACCGTTGGCATCCCGACCATCGACGGTGGAACCATGGCCCTGAGCGGCATGGAGTTCGAGGGCCTGGGCCGAGCAATCGGCTTCCCGACCGAGCGAATCCCCATCGTCGACACGTCCACGGGTCGCTTCAAGCACGCCGTGCAGTACTACGCCCGGTCGCGGCAGGCCATCGTGCCCGACCAGTTCGCATCGATCAAGATCGAGAACATCAAGGAGTACAGCACCTCCAAGGTCCTGTAAGGGACTTGACACCGGGATCCACAGCCGCTACGCTGTGACCACTATGGACGGCCTCATAGAGATCCCGATCTGAACGAGAGTGCGGGTCCCCACCGGGAAATCTGGTGGGGCCCGTTTCGGATGCCATGATGGGTTCTGAGACTGAGGGGCGGTTCGGGCCTTGGTAACGAGGCCCGAGCCGATTGCGGGATAGTTCAGTTGGTAGAATGCCGCCTTCATACGGCGATGGTCGTGGGTTCGAGTCCCACTCCCGCTATTCAGCCTTGTTGTCCAGACGCAGCGAAGGACCCCCGTGAGGGGGTTCTTTGCGTTTCACTGAGAACACGATATGATTGTCCGTATGGACCTTTCATTCGTCTCGACTCTCGAACTGCTCCAGGAAGTCCAGAAGCGGTTCGACACCAGCGTTCTCATCCTCCAGAAGTCCAAGACCGAGGACCACGAGTCCATCACGGTGGCCGTGAAGGGCGACAGGTGGCGATCGATCGGGATCCTGGCCTACGCGACCACCCTCGTCTCCACGAACGTGGAGCAGAGTGTGTCGCCGGACCCCGATCTCGAAGACTTCCTGGGCTCTGAATCGGAGGATTGATGGAACCTGTCAGCTGGGATGACAAGACCCACGAGAAGGTCGAACCCCCAGGTCTCTGGGTGTCCGGTCTCCGGGGCAAGTACAACCGGCCCAACCTCTTTCTGTACCGACACAAGATCTTCGAGACCTTTGTGCTGGCATCGTGGTGGCTGCCCCCAGGCAAGTCCACCCGCAAGCCCATGGGCGTCTTCTGCCCCATCTTCGTGTTCGAGGGTCGCCCCGATGACCTGCCTGCCGCCCTCGCCCCCGGCCTCGACAAGGTGGCCGGCGGTCTCAAGGGCTACGGCTTCGCGGCAACCCCTCACCCTACCGACGTCGCTGAGGCCCTTCGCCACGCGGGCGATCTCCAGGAGGACAACGACCGGATGCTGAAGGAGCACGAACGGCGCCGGCTCGTGGAGAAGGACGAGGCTCGTGCAGCCCTCATCGAGATCGGCCATCGCCTCGAAAAGGAATTGCCAGGGGTAAAAGGTGACCATCCTGATGTGCAGCGGATGAAGAAAGACGGTACACTTCCCCAGTCCCAGTACCGTCCCGGCATGTAAGGGGGTCCCGTGGCAGACGCAGCAGAAACCACTTGGATTGGCAAGGTCACCCGGAAGATCCGGTTCCTTGTCCGTGATCCCGACATCAACGCCGAGGTCGAGGGCGACGAGATGCTCTCGTACTTCATCGAGCCCTCCTGCGGCGAGATGCTGCAGGCCATCAGCATGTCGTCCGAGAACGCGGTACTCTGCCGCCACTCCATCTCTCTGGTCGCCAACCAACAGTTCTATGAGCTTCCCCCCCATGTCCGTCAGGTCTTCCGCGTAGGCACCATGAACGCGGCCGGCTACGTGATCTTTGACCTCATCCCCCGATCCCAGCACAACCCGGGCGGGCCCTGCTGGTCCGTCAACGGCAACACCCTGGAGATCCGCCCGTTCCCGGTCCGCCCCAACGACTACAGCGTGGACGGCACCATCGACATCTGGTTTTACCCCAGCGGTGACGTCCGTCTTCACTATGGGTCCGGCACCGTCGACGCAACCGACGTCAAGACCGTGGTCCTGGACTCAACACCCGAGTTCGGCGAACTCGATGATAGGCCCCACGCGTACGCGGGTACCATCCTGCGGCTCCGCGAGTCTCCCACGACCAGCCACGTCATCGAGTCCTACGACCGAGCCACCCAGACCGCCACCCTCCGCACAGGCGTCGCTGCGTCTCTGCTGGGAACGGGCCTCGACTACGAGATCCTGCCACCCATCGGATACAACCTGTGGGACCTGGTCGCACACCATGCGGCCCTCCAGATCCTGGCCTTCAAGTCCGCGACAACCAAGTACACGCTGGTCGAGCGTGAGATGGCCAAGCGGATCAAGGGCATCCGGGACCAGTACAGCAACATTCAGGGCCGGACCCCAAAGCGGTTCGAGACCGACACCATCCACGGAGGCGACGGCGTTCTGACTCCCTTCGGTTGGGCCATGGGCCAACAGGTCCTCTAATGGGCACGTTCCAGGAACAGTTCGACATCAGCCAGTCCGAGTACCTCGCGGACATTGTGCCTCGTCGGGACGTCGGTCCGGTCCGCACCGACGGCTGGAAGCCCAGCAACCCTCGTGGCGCCACCTACAACCCGACCCTGATTCGACCACCGTCTGGCCAGTCCTCCGACTACTACCGCTCCATGCGGTCCGAACCAGCCTTCACCCGCCCCTTCAACCTCCCCAACGACTTGGCCCGTTCCATCCCGAATCTGATGCCAGGACCCGGAATCTCCTTCAGCATCGAAGGCTCCGGTTCAGCAGGAGGCGTAGGTCCACAAGGACCCGCCGGCCCACCAGGAAGTTCGGGTGGGGGGGGTTCTATTACGTTGGACATTGATGAGGTTACCACCACTCCCGACGGATCCTACACCCTGGTATATTCCTATGATGTCATGACCGATCTGTACCTGGATGGGTCCAACATCAATTTCGACACCAAGACCGTAGGGTTGTACGCTAAGTTGAGTGGATCCACCCTCTATCTGCGGGGACTCAATCCGACCGCCGACGAGAACGTCTTCGATGATTGGGCTGAGTGTGGTGGGGCATGACTTTTCTTCGTCGTGACGGCCAGTTCCAGATGTCGGGGGGCTCGTTCATTCGTTCTGAAACCGGGGATTTCACTGACTGTACATGCTGCGGGGACTGCTGCACTACCGGACAAGAGTGTCGATGGGATCCGGCATCCCTTGACTTTCCCGGTGCCGGAATAGTCAGGTCCACCCAGGACCTATACTTCCGAATCGATCGAACACGAGTCACCAACTCAGGATTTACTCCAGATTTCGTGTTCGATTTTAGTATCAACGCAGAAGATGCCGTTTTCCTGGGGAGCTGCGGTGGCGGGACATGGATCAGTGAAATCGGAGACTATGGGACCCTAGACCTCGACTGCATCCATTTCGGTGCGGGAACATCCAGCCACACAATCACCAGAGTCGCAGTGACTGTGGATCACGGGGAGTGTGACGACACCTCTGGTTGTGGTACAATGAATTTGACTTTCACGTTCGATCCCACCACCGGTTGTCCGGGTACCATACCCGCCGGACCAAACAATGTGTCCTATCGATTCCGGAATCCTTGCGGAACCCTAGGAACAGCCCGTTGTGTGGACGGAATTTCAGCGACATGGCTCCAGTGTTGCCAGGAGTGTCCAGGAACGTGTAGTAGTTCCGATTCCTGTTACTGTGTGAACAGCGTTTCCGGCGGCATCCATGACTCCGAGTACATACTGGACCCAGGTTTTGGATCTTGTGGTTGCCCGGAAGCTCTGATGGCGTCCTTCCATTCTTGGAGAAATTCTCGTGGAGAACTCGCATGACTGTCGTTGATCTGTTGGTGTGCGGTCTGATGACTGTGGGCCTGGCCCAGGTGTTCGTGCGGGCCGAGGGTGGGCCCGGTGAATGGATCCGGACCCACATCGTCGACCCGATTCTCACTCGCATCAAACTCAAGAAGATTTCTGACTGTACATTCTGTGCCAGTGTGTGGTTCGGGTTCTTCGTGGCGGCCCTCTTCTTCACGTATCCCGAAGCTGTCTACGTGGGCGCCGCCACTTTCGCAGGTCCGTTCCTCCTGTGGCTGACGGGAGAGGTGCCCCGCCGCAAGGGCATGGGCTGCAACAAGACTGTGAACGCTCCGACCCCCCCACCCGAGACACCCAATGCGACGACTCCAGGATCTTGAGGGACTGTACGAGGGGGCCGAGTGCTTCCTGGTGCTGAACGGACCGAGCGCCGCCGAAGCCTATCCATTGCTGGAGAAACGGGGCGTCGTCACGATGGCCGTCAACAATGGGTGGACCCAGTTCCGGCCCACGCTGTGGTGCTGCCACGACCCCGGCTCTCGCTTCTCGATGCACGGGTGGCGTGACCCGGCCATCCTCAAGTTCGTGCCCAAGACCCGACTCAGGGACGCGGTCCTCGACGATGCCGGCACACCCTGCGGTTGTGTCGGATGGCTGCCGTCCGTCGTCCCCTTCGACGTCCGCTACAACTTTGATGCCTCCAAGTTCCTGGACGACGGCGTGATGGCCGGCACCGCCGGACGTACCACCTGCCCCGATGGCCACCGCAACACAGTATCCGTGATGCTGTGTGCTCTGAAGGTCCTGGTCACACTGGGCTTCAAGACCATCTACTTGGTGGGCGCCGACATGGGAGCCCATCCCGACGGCCGTCGATACGCCTTCGCCGAGAGAGTGTCCGCGAATCACCAGGACCGGTTCCATGAGATCCTTCGATTCTGGCTCACCAAACTGGCACCCATCCTCTCGGGTGGGGGGGTCCGCATCGTCAACACGACCATGACCAGTAATCTGGAATGCTTCGAGTTTTGCCCCTTGCAATTGGCTCTCGAATCGGTACGATGGATGGAGTCCAAGCCCAAGACCGAAGGCCGCTACGCGATGGGCTTCACCCCTATCAAACGAACCCCCCGCTTCCAGTGAGGACCCATGAAGTATCTGACGTTCGCAACCCCCATGTACATGTCGCACCTCCGCGTCATGACCGACTCCTTCCAAGTCTTCGGTCTCCAGGACAGCCTGGAAACCGTCCTCTATGAGAACGAAACGTCGTGGGAGGTCGGCAACTACCGGAAGGTCCGGCTGATCGCGGACCGTCTTCGCAAGGGGGAAGCCCCCTTCGTCTGGATGGACTGCGACACCATGCTGATGAAGTTGCCGGACTTCGAGTCACTCCCTGAGTGGACTCAGATCGCGTGCCGCATCTACCCGATCGGCTGCACACCGGGCACCGAGTACGCGTGTGGCGTCATGTACTTCGGGGAGAACTCGCTGCCAATCGTCGAAGAGTGGGAGCGTCGGTGCCAGATCGCCGAGGAGCAGAAGAGAGTCCTCCGATTCGCGGACCAGTCCATCTTCTGTGAGATGATCCCGGAGAAGGGTTGGCAGGATCGGGTCCTGTGCCTGCCCCGCGAGTACAACATGAGAGTCCATGAGGTCGTGAAGAACGCACCGGTTCTCGCGGACCCCGTCATCTACCACGCGAACCAGCGGACCAACACGGACCGCGAGTACGCCACGGCCATGCCCCGATACAAGGACCACACTAAGACGTGGCCCCTCGGCATCGAGATGTTGCCCCCCACCCGGTCCAGTCTGGAGCGGATGGACAAGCCGCACACCGGACCCCTCATCGAGAGCCTGCTCCCGATCGTGAGACCGGACGGCCTGGGCATCGAGGTCGGCAGCGCATACGGCGAGAACGCTTTCCACCTGATCCACCGTCTGCCCCTCAAGCGGCTGTTCTGTGTGGATCCCTGGTCTGTCAAGGGTAATGGCCAATACCGGAATCAGTGTTTCGATGGTCTCCTTCGAGACCAGATCCTGTCCAAGGCCGTCGTGAAGGACCGCCGCACCAGCCCCGAGGCCGCGTCCCGCTACAAGGACGGCATGTTCGAGTTCGTCTACATCGACGCCAACCACTCCTACGACGCCGTCTCCAAGGATGTCCGTGCGTGGTGGCCCAAGATTCGGGTGGGGGGGGTTCTCTGTGGCCATGACTGGGCCGACCTCTGGGGCGATGGCGTCTCCGTCGAGAAGGCTGTCATGGACTGGGCCACACCCCTGGGCCTCTCTGTCACGTTGGACTCAGGCAACAACTGGTACGTCTGGAGGAAGTCTTGAGCATCGCGAATCAGATCCGATCCGAAGTCGTCGACCGCCGCACCTACCGACGCCCCACACCCCAGGGCACCGAGTCTCGCGACCAGATGATCTACCGGTCTCACCACATCCATCAGAGCCGACTGCACTCTGGGATGCAGCCAAACACCTACATCACTGAAGAACTGGGTGAGCTGTTTGCTCTGGCGAAGGCCAACAAAGTGTCCACGAGCGGGCGGGTCCGTTGGTTGGGCGGCACGGACTACGCGCTCAAGCGGTCGAGCTGCCTGTTCAATTGCAGCTTCCTGAATGTCAACTCGGTGTTCGATGTGGTTGACGCGTTCTGGCTCCTCCTCAATGGGTGTGGCGTCGGGTTCACGCCCCAGCCCGGGACCCTGCGAGGATTCAGCCGACCCAAGTACCTGGCCCACACGACCCGAGACAACAGCTCCTCGTTCCGGGGACGTGAAACAAATCTGTCACATGTCGAGAATGGTCGATGGAATCTGTCGGCCGGTGATTCGGCTGTAGCGTGGGCCAAATTCGTGGGGAAGCTGTTCTCGGATGAACGACGCGACGGGCCCGAGCAGATGCTGCATCTGGACTTCTCGGAGATCCGGGGCGCCGGCGAACGACTGGCCGGCTACGGCTGGATCTGCGCCGGGAGCAAGGGATTGGAGAACGCGTCCCTGAAGCTGGCCGAGATCCTGAACCATCGGGCCGGTTGGCTGCTGTCGGCCTCAGACATTGTGGACGTCATGAATCTGATGGGTACCGTGCTGTCGACGCGGCGGTCCGCTGAGATTGCGCTGCTGTCGGCCCACCACCCCGAGGCCTCGATCTTCCAGAAGCTCAAGGGCCCCAACCTCACTGAGCATCCTCATCGAACCCAATCCAACAACAGCCTGGTCTTCTCGACGAAGCCGTCCCGATCCCAGCTGACAGAACTTCTGGTGTCCAATTTGGAGGGCTACGACATCGGGTTCGTGAATGGAGAGGCGGCTCTCAAGCGAGCACCATGGTTCCAGGGCTGCAATCCGTGCGCGGAAATCCTGCTTCCGAACCACGGGTTCTGTGTTAGGGGGGATACCCCACTGATCACTCGAAAGGGAGTTCGGCAGATCAAGGACTGTGTGGACTCTCCCGTTGAGGTCTGGAATGGGACTGAGTGGTCGCAGGTTCAGCCACAAATGACCCGGTCCGAATCGGATCTTGTCCGGGTCACACTCAGTGATGGATCTTATCTGGACTGCACCCCCGACCATCGGTTTTCTGCAAAGACTCGATTCCAGAAGGAATGGAGACCAGTGGAAGCCAAGGATCTCTTGGGGTCGTCATACAGGTTGCAACTGGAACCAACGACCATTGAGTGGTGTGACGGGGAATATTTGGAGTCAGCATATACACTGGGGTTCGCGGTTGGCGATGGTTGTGTTCAGAAGTCCACGGTTTTTGTAGATCTCTATGGTGAGAAGGATCAGTGTTGTCCTGTGGAAGGTGTTCGGTACAAGCCTTACCAGCCGAAAGGTTATTCCGTAAACAGGGTGAGAGTCAAAACTGGCCTCTCAGCTACGGCGGTTCGCTTCCTGAAGACAGACTCAGCGGCCTTGGATTCGTGCTTCTACTGGGATAAACCTTCCATACTCCAGTTTATGGCGGGTTGGTTGGACGCCGACGGAACTGTCACCTCGTCCGGCTCGATCCGCCTCTACCTGTCCGACGAACAGCGGGTTCGACGGGTTCAGCTCCTTCTCACTCTGGTCGGTGTCAGATCCTCCTGCTGTCTGCTCCATCGAGCCGGAACTGTCACCAATAAGGGAACCCGAAAGAGGGATCTCTGGTACCTTCAGATCCACGATGGCAGGACAATTCCTTGTCATCGGCTGGATGTTTCCCGAGGTCATCCGCCTCGAATGAAAGGGAAGTACCAGACTGTCCGTAGTGTGACCCCTCTATCTGGCCGGGAACCAGTGTACTGTTTCACGGAGCCCCATTATCACAAGGCATTGTTCGGGAATGTGTATACACATCAGTGCAATCTGTCGGAGATCAATCTGCCGGCATTCAATGGGAATCTGGCGGCACTGGAGGACGCGGCCCATCGACTGGGTCGGGCCAACTACCGGCAGACTTGTGTGGATCTGCGGGACGGAGTGCTGCAGCCAACGTGGCATCAGACCAATGAGACGCTGCGACTGTGTGGCGTAGGCATCACTGGCATTACGATGTGTCCGTGGCTCACGCCGTACATTCTGCGGCGGATCAGGCAGGCAGCATGGGCAGGCGCCTGCAGCGTGGCCAACGAGTACGGGACCCCCCGTCCTGCTGCGGTCACCACCGTGAAGCCGTCGGGCACCCTCTCGAAGGTGTTTGGTGTGTCGAGCGGCTGCCATCAGCCCGTGTCCCGCTACGAGCTGAACACGATCCTGTTTGATAGACACGACCCACTGGTTGCGTCGCTGAGGGGGGCCGGGTTCCAGATGTTCGAGCACCCGACCCAAGAGAACGGGATGCTCATCGAGTTCCCGATCGACAACGGGTCCGAGGTCGTGGAGAACGAGCCGGCGATCGTGCAGCTGGAACGGTACCGGATGCTCATGGACAACTGGTGTGACTACAACGTCAGCATCACGGTGTCCTACGACCATCATGAGATCCCGGCCATCGTGGACTGGCTCGATCGTAACTGGGACTCCTTCGTGGCTGTCTCGTGGATGCAGCGGATCGATCCTTGGACGGACCCCGCCTCCATCAATCAGCGGTACCTGCCCCAACGGGCCCTGACTCCCGCCGAGTTCTCGGCCAAGGCCAAGGACATCCGGCCGATCAACTGGAATCAAATCACTGAAACCGATGTACAGTACGACATTGAGGATGCCGCCGAATGCGCCGGCGGTGCCTGCCCTGTGAGGTAATCTATGACCCCTGAACAGCAAGATGTGTGGGACTTCCATCACGACGTGTGCGGCGACGACCTGCCGGACGAACCTACCAATGCCCCGGCCCACATCACGGCCCTCCGGGAAAATCTGATCCGAGAGGAGGCCAACGAGATCTTCGAGGAACTGAAGATGCTCAGTGCTGGCTTCTACAAGGATGATCCGGACCGGGGCCTGGCCAATCTGGCGAAGGAGCTGTGCGATCTGCAGTACGTGCTGCTGGGCACGGCTGTCCAGTTCGGCATCGACCTGGAGCCCATCTGGAACGCGGTCCACTCCAGCAACATGGAGAAGGCCGGCGGCTCCATCAATGAGCACGGCAAACGGATGAAGCCGGAAGGGTGGCAACCCCCCAACATCATCCGGCTGATCCGGCTCCAGAACCCGGAGCCCACATGAAGTGGCCGATGGTCGTGACGGCGTACACGAGGGGGACCCAGTACGCCACGATGGCCACCCGTCTGACCAGCTCCGCCATGCGGTGGGGCCTGTCGGTCACATCGATCGCGTATGATCCGCTCCCCTCGTGGCGACACAACGTCAACACCAAGCGGACCATCATCAAGGAGGCAGTCGAGAAGTATGGATCGGTCCTGTGGGTGGACGCCGACGGCGAGATCGTGGCCCCTCCCACCCCGGCTGCCGATGCCCTTGAAATGGGCGTGTCGTTCGCGGCCTACAACCAGAAGGGCCTGGTCCGGCAGGGCCTCCGCATCCACGGGGGCTCCCTGTACTTCGCAGGAGAGGGCGGCCTGAAGGTGCTCCGGGCCATGGAGCTGTACGCCCAGCAGTACCCCGAGCATGCCGAGCAACTCTGCCTCGACAAGCTGACCTCGACCATCCTGAAGGGATCTGGATTCGAGGCCGAGTCCGGGTGGGGGGGTATCCTGTGGTGGCCCCAGGGAATGTGTAAGATACGGGAGCATGAGTGGGTAGCCGGCGAGAAACCGGAGGAACTCATTCGCCAGTATCAGGGTAGTAGGACGGGGAGAACCGACGTTGCCACTGCCTCCGCACGAAAGCAATAGGGCTCGTCTGTACCAGTTCGACCAGCCGTCCCAGGACAAGCAGGGGAATCGGCTGTTCGTGCGACCCCCGTCCATGTCTGAGCTGGTTGGTGTCGATCTGCGAGAGTCGGGATCGGCCCGTGTGTCTCCCGGATTCCGGAAGATTCGGGACCTGGGTCGGACGGTTTGGGACGAGTCGGACAACTCGGACGTTGCCGGTAGCCTGGGCATCGCGACGAATGCGGCCGGCAACCTGATCAGCTACGGGTCATCGGGCGCCACGGTGACGGACTTCGAGTCGGTGTCCATCACGGTGGGGGCCACGGATACGGTCCATGGTTGGGTGTATCGGCTTCAGAGTGGGAGCACCCAGCAGATCTGGCTGGAGTTCTACGACACGGTTGGCATCATTGCCGAGGCATATACGGGGACGGCTGGCACTGTCTCCACCAATGTGTACCGGCTCCAGAAGCTGGCCGAGTGGACCGACGCCACCACGAAGCCCTGGTCCGTCGTCGTGCAGGGGCGACTCCTCTACGTCTACCGTCAGGGATATGCACCAGTCTTGTGGTTCGCCGACACGTTGGGTGGGGGGGGTCCATGGGCCACTCTGGTGACGGATACGGGCCCGGGTGCTACCCCGGATGCACCGGATCTGGCACTAACGTTCAACAGCTGGACAAGGCTCTACAACGGGGGTATGGGCGCCGAGCGTCCGTTCACTGAGTTCCCATACCACACGAGCACAGACTGGACCAGCATCACGGATTGGGATCCGCTGGATCAGTTCCAGCCGGGGGCGTATTCGTTCGCGTACCAGCTGCTGGATACGAGGACTGGCCGACGGTCGCAGCTGTCGGAGATCGCGTCTATTGAGGCCACCCAGTTCTGGGAGCGGGTGCCGTACGACACGGTGTCCCGGATCTATACGCCGGCGGACACGATCTACAGCGACGGTTCGTATGAAGAGATCGTGAGGTACAGGTCGGCCGGTGTTCCTCAGCAGATCGATCTGGATGTGAATCCGATCGATACGACCAAGTGGAACTGGATCGAGATCTATCGGACGCTGCGGATCATGCCGGGTGGTGAGGCGTTCGCCGGTGTGCTGTTGCTGGACCATGATGCCGAGATCACGGATGAGTACCCCTATGGGACTGATACCTATACGACTGACACGTTTCGGTCGGACCTGTCGTTGGCGGGCCAGAAGCCGTACCGCAACGAGAAGGTGTTCATGGAGACGCCGCCGAAGGGTGGAGTGGCATTCATCTGGAATGGGGTCGTGTTCGTCAGCAAGGTGGAAGACGACACCGATGAGGACGACAATGGCAACATCGGTGAGGTGAGGTGGAGTAGCCCGATGGAAGCGTCCATCGAGATGTTCCCTCCCGAGAACCGTTGGTACAACCGGAAGGTTCCGACGGACGAGATCATTGTGTTCGCGGGCATGCGTGAGTCGCTGCTGGCGATGTCGGAGTCCCGGGTGTATGAGGTCTTCGTGGCCGGCACCAATGTGTCGTTCCGGGACATGCACGAGGGCTACGGCGTTGTGAGCCGGAAGGCGTACACGCGATTCGCTGACTCCGTGATCTACGTGAGCTGGCAGGGCATCAAGGAATATCAGAGTGATGGTCGACTCGTCAACCTGAACAGCAGCAACTACAAGATCCAAGAGGAGTGGAAGAACAGCTTGGGCACTGTGGTCGGCGTGTCCGATCCAAGATCCGGGCTCGTCATGTTCCTGAACACGACGGAGCGTGAGATCCTGATGCTCTGGACGGAGAATCGGGGCGTCTCTGAGATGCACTGGTGTCCGTTCGTGGACGCAACCGAAGGTGTGTACTCGGTAACGTCGGGCCATCGGGCTCAGTTCGTGACCCGCAAGGGCCGCATCCTAGTCGTGGATGATCGGCGCGAGAAGGTGTTCGCGACCCACAGCAATAAATTGTCGGACGGGACGGCTGGTTCGTTCACAACGGCCAGCCAGATCTCGCTGTGGGATACCAACGGTGATCTGGTCTTGAAGGCTACGGGTAACGGGACGACTCTGACGGTGACGGGGCCCACAGGGTTCGCGTTGTCTGACTGTGAGGATGCCATCTGTTACATCCCTCACTTGGACCTGGTGGTCCAGATCGTGAACAAGGATGAATTGGCGGACACTCTGACGCTGGAAACCAGTCTGCCCACGAATTTCGCGACGCCCCAGACCATCTTCATCAATCCGATTCGGTTTCTGGTGAAGGGGTTCTCGACGGCCGTGGAGTACGCCCCGGATGGGACCCCCTACCTGGATGTGTGGCGCCGACGGACCCTGTCGACTGTGTCCCTGTTCTTCAACGGGGTGTCTGGTCCGTCCATGGCAGACCCGGCTATCCAGCCCGAATTCTGGGTGGAGAACGGACTGTCCGAGACGAGGCAGGCCGAGTCGGCGGCCCAGGAGCCGGGCCTGTTCGATGAGTCCGGGGAGTTCGGGCGTCGGATTCGCCTTAGCCAGAACGGCGTAGGCGGCGTAAATATGTTCCCGGTTGTCGAGATCGTGTCATCCGGTATAGACTACAGGCTGGTGTCCATGAAGGTCATGGGTGACGCGGAATCCACCGACAAACCGAGGTAGGGATGGCTAAGAAGGGGTACCAGTTCTTTGACTCGACTCCGGTGTACGCTCCGGGGAACCCTGTAAGCCCAACCAATGTGCCCCAGCCTGCCCCCGCGTCTGCTCCTCAACCCGGCCCCGTTCAGGGGAGTCGGCTGAGTCGTTCGGTGGCCGAGACATTCTTTGGGACGGACCGACTTCGGTCTACGGATTCGGTGCCCTTCGCCTACAAGGTGGACCAAGGGACCGGGGCGGTGGTCCCCAAGGACGTGAATCTGGACCGGACTGGTCTGGACTACTTCCGGGACGCCATCAAGTACGAGGGTGAGGTCCAGCAGAGCCTGCTGGATCAGAGCCGCGAAGAGATGGTGAGGGGGGCTATCAACCCCTACGCCGCGTCCATCGATCGGCTGAGTCGGGAGGGCCCAGCCAAGTTCGATGAGGTGGCCAAGGGTATTCGGGAGCAGGGCAACGAGAATCTGGGAGAAATCCGGGCTCGCATCAATGCGACCGAGAACGAGTATGAGGACGAGACCGAACGGACTGTTACCGCCAACATGATGTCGGTCCACCAGAACATCAGCCAGGAGATCGATCGGGTCCAGGCCGATCCGAATCTGTCGGCCGGCGAGAAGAAGTCGCTGATCGCAAGCCTGGAGAACGACCGGTTGACGGCGGCGGTCCAGACGACCCAGTCTGTTCGTGACCAGTTCAACCAGAGCATGGCTCAGCTGCGGACCACAGGCACCCAGATGTTGCTGGAGGCAGGTGAGCGGACCACACAGTCGTTGGCGCTGGCGGGCCAGTTCGAGCAGGCCGGCATGGCGTATGGGCTGGAGGTGGCCGATCGGTATCCCCAGCTGTTTCAGATGATCGCGGCAGCTCCTCGTCAGATGGTCAGCCAAGTGTCGGGCATGATGAGTCTTCTGAACATCGCGACGGCTCCGGGGGGCGAGCAGGCCCTGAGTCAGGTGGCCGGCATCCAGACACGGCAGGGTGACGCCAAGCAGATCGCGAAGTTCGGGCAGAACCGGCAGACGGCCCCGGCATTCTTCGGACGGCCCTCGGCGTCGGCATTCGGCGGAACAGTTGGTGATCTTCGGAGGGCCTTGAATTGAGCAGCATTCCGAACCAGTCAGCGGCCGCGATCTTCAGCGCCATGGGTGCCGGTGTTCGGAGTCCCGTGACTCCCGATGTCATCGAGTCCCAGCAGGCCGGCGCCAACAACCTGAACCAGGATGCGAACCGGGCTCTTCAGGCCGGCATGGCGGATCAGGAAGCCCAGATCAGTCGCGAAGGTCTCCAGATCAAGAAGCAGGAGCTGGACATTGAGCGGCAGGTGTCGGCTGCCCAGCTCAAGATCCAGGAGGCCAGCCTCAAACTCCAGGAGATGCTGGGCCTCAAGCAGCTCACCCAGGAGAAGGAGATCGCCGACCGGGCCCAGAGCCAGCGGAAGGAAGAGTTCACGGCCGAACAGGCCATGGAACAGCAGCAGATGGATCGGATTGCGGAGTTCCAGAATCGGACTCTTCGCATGGACGAGTTCCAGATGAGGCGGACTGCTGCTGTTCAGGACCTTCAGATGCAGATGGAAATCGGGGACCAGGTCGGTACGGCCGAGTCTCGCAAGCGTCTTCTGGAACTGGATCGGACGGCTGCCAAGACGGTGGTCGCCTCCAACATCGCGAGTCTTGCGGCCCGGGAAGGCAATGAGGCCGCCGCAGCCGCTCTGATCGCACTCGGTGTCACGAACCAGAAGGCCCTCGAAGCCGACGGCGTCGTTCGCAACGAGGTGGCTCAGGCCGCCAACGCCGCCTTCCGGGGCGCCGACCTCTCCATCCTGATCAACAAGATGGACAGGGGGCTGTGGGAGAAGACGGTGAGCGGGGCTACCAAGAGTTGGGATGCGGTGGGTGATTTCTTCACAGGAACCGAGTTGAAGCCCCCCAAGGACAACTACATCAAGGGGCTTCGTGGGTCCGTGAGTTCTTTGCAGGGCACGGGCCTCATCAGTCAAACGGAGTCACTCCAGCTGAATCGAATTCTGGATGAGGTCCAGGCCGGGTGGAGCGACTTCGCTAATATCGACAACGGCACACAACGGACAGACGTCAAGGCCTTGGTTTCTGAGATGGTGAACAGGAACCCACAGGTTGCGTCGGTTCTGGATGCGTGGGCCGACTCCATTTTGGTGGCCGGGGCCGATGCTTCCGATCAGAAGGGTGTCTCAGAAAAGGCCTTGGGTCGAGAGATCGTTCGGGTGGCCGAGGCCGTCAAGGACACCGTGTCTGTGTCGTCACCGGCTGACACGCAGCGAATCGTTGATGATCTCATGAACCAGTTCGAGATGGCCCTGCCTACCGCGAATCTGAGCAGCATGTCGGACGAGGAGCAGAAGGTGGCTATCCGAACGGTGGCAGACCAGATGGCCGCGTACACGAAGCGGTTGCCGCCCGGTGTCCGTGAGGATGTGGACGAGGCCGTGACCAAGTACCTCGAAGGCAAGCTGGGCGAACGGAAGGCCGAGGTCGACCTGCGAGGGTACCGACGCCGCATGGCCGATCTCGACAACACTCGGGTGCAGATCGAGTCAGGTGATGTGGACGCTGGAATCCAGCGGATGCTCCAGAATCAGGAGATGGTCCAGGACTTCTTGGATGCGTTCGGCGCCGACGCTCTGGAGGACGCAATCGATGGCTAAGAAGCGAGGCGGACTTCCGATTCGGATCTTCGGTAACACCGACACAGCAGAGGGTGCTGCGGCTATGGATGCTGCGTACGCTGCCGAGGAGCGTCGGTATTGGCGGAAGCTGGACAAGAACTACGCGAAGTCAGCAGCTGCCCGTGAAACTGTGGATGCGGCCCAACAGAAGGTGACTGACCGTCTACAGGGGGAATCTGCCCGAGCCCAATATCTGGGTGAGGAAATGATGAAGGGTGCGACGGGCCCGGAACCCCGCGTTCGGGTGGGGGGGAAGTCCGGAACCAAGGCACTGCTCGGGAAGCTGAGCGGGACTCGGTACCGGGACATTGGGTCGGTGCTGCTCAGCTTTGGGGATGAGGGTGGCACACCCGAGGAGATCACGGCCAGTCTCCAAAAGCACTGGCGGAAGTACGCGACGGCCCAGTTGTCGAAGAACATGTCAGCAGAAGCTAAGACTGCTGCTCTAGACAAGATTGCGGCGGACGTCCAGAAGATCACGCCGGACCGTGTGTCCCGGATGCTGGAGAAGCAGCAGTTCCGGGGCGTGGTGTCCCAGCGGATGGAGAAGGGCGTCGTCAAGTACGGGGCCGGCAAGACGCTGGTGGACAACCAAAAGAACTTCCAGAAGGTGGCCCAGGCCGCCGCTCGGTACACGACCGGACGATCGGTCGGGGGCATTGCGTCGATGGGGGCCAAGAAGGCGGCCATGTCGGTGGGCATGGGTGTCGCTGGTCGATGGTTTCTACCTCTCTGGATTGGAGCCATGCTGTGGGATGCGACTGTGGGACGAAGCAATCAGGAAACGGAAAATGCAGCGGGGGATGTGGCAAGGGGCGAAAGCCTCGGAAACCTGATCCTCTCGCAGGGGCGGGCAGCGAGGGCGGAGGGTGCAATCCGGGGCGCCGAGGGAAGGCTGTCGGTCGATCAGCTGGTCGGCGGGCGGTTCCAGGAGCTGGCAGCAGCAGCCCCCCCACCCGACAACGATCCCGACGAACTGTTCGGACTGATGATGGGTGGGGCGTCCGGCCGATAATGTCGCTGCGGGACGTGGGCAAACTGTTGGATCCGCCGGTGTCGGGCAGTCGGGTGCAGCAGGAGGAGACGGCCATCTTCCGGAAGATTCGGGACGGCTTGTTAGAATCCCCAGAGATCAAGGAATACCTCCAGGAGAACGGTCTGATTCCATGGCAATGATCCCCCTTCTAGCCCGAGGCGCCGGCTCAGCAGCTGCGAAGCTGGGCTCCATCGCCGGCGCGGTCGGCCTCGGAGCAGCCGGTGTCGACCTGGCCCGGATCACGGGTGGGGGGGTTACCAGCGAGGTGACTGGGGCTGCGAGCCGGGAGCGGGTGAGGGGTCGTCTTGCGTCGGCACTACCGCTGGGCGGGCAGACGCTGCTGCAGGTGTCTCGGCTCAACGATCGGCTGAAGGAGGCTGAGGCTCGACTGGCCGCGATGCAGCCCCACATGTATACTGAGCTGCTGGTAGGCCGTTCTCTGGCTCCTGGGACCCGGGTGTACGGGCTCCGTCAGAATAGGGAGGCCTTGGAAGAGGTCTTGCTCCGGATGGTGTCCGGTCAATATGGAGGTCCCCGCAATGTCAGGTCATAGTCCGGCTGGTTACTACGGCAATTTCACCCCTCAGTGGTTCCGGTTCACGAAGTCGTGGATGGATACCAGCGAGGTGTTCTCGGGCACGGCGGTATCGGGCACTCTGTCGGAGCCGGCTTCGGCTGGTGGTCTGGCCGGATGGGTCGATGTTCTGTTTCTGGCCGAGCAGGAGTGGGAGGTCGATGATCTTCTGATCTACTGGAACAACGACGATGATGCGGCTGGCACCGGTCGGCTGCTCATCAAGAAGCTGGAGCCGGGCCAGAGCTTCTACGATTCGGACGCTGTCAGTCTGCTGGACTCTGGTGACTACGACTTCGCGACCCAGTACGCAACGGACGCCGGCGCCTCGGTCAGTCTGTCGAGCACGGTCGGTGGGACGCAGGGTCAGGGCACGGCGGCCTCTGGTGTGACGGTGGCAGCCAACCTGATGGTGTCGGATCGGACTAAGCTCACGCTGCGGCGTGGTGATCGGCTGGCCATCGGTTGGTCGGGGGATCTGACTGGGCTCAGCGAGTTCGTGATCACGCCCGTGCTGCGGAACATGACCGACCTGGCCTAAGGGGATCGACATGGCGTACGAGACCGGAGGGTCCAGCCTGTTCGGGATGATCAGTGATTATCCCGGCGTGCTGCTGTCCAATGCGTTCAGGGGCCGGCTTCTTGAGGCTGGCCTCACTCCATTGGATCTCCGGAACATGCTGCCCGAAGACCGAATGTCCTTCGCGGACCGCATGAAGGAAGCGGCCGGTGGCGGCCCATTGGTGGGGGCCCTGATCGAGACGGCCCTGAATCCGTGGGTGTGGGCGGCCGCAGCCATGGCCATCCCATTCAAGATGACGCCGATCGACGAGGTCTGGAAGGTGGGCCTGGACTACATGCCCACGGTCCGGAAGCAGGCCCCCCTCATGTCCCAGCTCAAGATGCTCACGGCTCAGGAAGAGTTGATGGGCTCCGACGCTGTGGCAGTGATTCGGGCAATCGAAAAGGGTGAAGAGGAGTTCACACATCTGGCGGACGAGGCTTTGATTGCCCGCAATGCCCTCGGATCCAAGTTGGGTCTGAAGTACATTGAAGATGATCCGACGTTGGCTCGGGTCCTGAGTGCCAAGCTGCAGGGTTTGGATCGGGCGAGGACGCAGCCCTACGTGCGGACCAGCAAGCGGGGCATCCGGGACGCCGATGGCAACATCGATCGGGTGCTTCGGGTCTCCGAGAAGCAGTACGAGCCGCTGCTCGACACTCAGAAACTGGACGACTATCTGACCTCCAAGGGCATCAAGGATGAGGCCTACGAGTATCTGCGGAAGACGGACGAGTCCTACGAGCGGATGTTCAGGGCCTTGTTCCAGAAGCAGGACGATGCCGGCGCTTGGACCATGGACACCGACAAGATCCAGCGGATCGTGGCCGGCTTGCAGCGGGGTCCCGATGGTCGTGTGTACCGGGACGCAATCAGGGGCACACCAATTGAGCCGATGTTCGGACCAGAAATGATCCGGGCAATGGGTGAGGGTCGCATCTCGGCCAACCAGTTCGAGGATCTATTGGGCCGGATGGTGCAGCAGCGGGCGTGGTACCAGCCCTTCAACGCCAACCAGATGTTCGTGATGGAGGGCGGCAGTCTCCGAAAGATTGGGGAAAGCGAGCTGCCTCGGATCATGAAGAAGATGGGTGAGAGGCCCAAGCTGTTCCGGTCCATGATGGAACGGGAGCGGCGTCAGGCCATCTACAACCCCGATGATCTGGAAGACCTGCGTCAGTTCAAGGTGGGGGCCGACGAGAACCGACTCGACCAGTTCGAGCTGACGGTTGAACGATCTCGAAAGTACCTGAAGGTCCGGGCCGATGATGCGGTGGAGGGTGAAGTCCTTGGAATGCCACTGCTCAACAGCGAGCGGTCCTTCGGGAAGTATGTGCGGGAGGGTGCCCGGAACTACGGCCTGCACGTCAAGACCCCAGACGATTTCCTGGTGTCACAGCAGCGGGAGGCTCGGGCTCGGATGATGCAGGCTCACAAGGAGGGCCTGATCACCGACGAGGAGATGGAACGGCTGAAGAGCCGGTCGTATCGTCGCAATCGGGCTGGTCGCTCCCGATCAATCATGGAGGACTCGGGCCTTGGTGAGCACATGCCCGACGGCGGCTTCAGTCTCTATGACGCACTGCAGGCCAGCACAGGCATCATTGCGGACCCCACGGCCCGGGACCACCTGATTCGGGTGATTGTGCCCCGCATCCTGGGCCACACCACGATGCAGGAGGGGGCACTCACGGCGTCCGTCAACTGGTCCAAGGGATTCATGCGGAACTTCCTGAACCAGAACAACCCGTGGGTGAAGGCAGTTCCTGAGGGGCCGGCGAAGCGGTGGCTCGATGCCATGCGACGGGCAGCTGAGACGCCCATCAAGGATCCGATGCTAGTTGACCGAGAGGTCACCAGTTTCATGTATGGGTCGACACTAGGCGGCAACATTGGCTCTGTCATGCTGAACATGCTGCAGCCCCTCATGACCCTGCCCCGCATCATGGATATGGACTCGGTGGCCGCCGGATTCGCCGGGGCCATGGGCGACATGTACAAGTACGCGGCACTCCGAACCAGCCAGATCGTCTCGGGTGGGGGGGGTCTGCGTCAAAGGCTGTTGTTGGGTCCGGAGCTGCGGGGCGTCAAGCAGGACACGATCGAGCGGTCGTTCAAGTATGCGAGGGCGGCGGAGATCGGGCCAGACATTCAGGATTCGCTGGAGCATGTGCGTCGTCCGTTGCAGCCGGGGTTGCGGCGGGGCGTCAACGGGTTCTACGAGGACACTCAGGATGTGCTGCTGAAGCTGTTCGAGAAGGGCGAGATGTTCAACCGGAGTTGGACTAGCCACGCGACGGCCCACGCGGCAGCAAAAAGAGGCATCACGGGCGGGCCGGAGCTGGAGAATCTGATCCGGGTGACCGGTGAGCAGACCCAGTTTGGTGCCCGACTCCTGAACACACCCATGTTCATGCTGGACCAGGAGGGTTTCGCCTCCATGTTCACACAGCCCTGGGTCCGCCAGTTCCTGATGTTCCCGACCCGCATGGTGACCGGCGTGGCGTACCAGGGCCGCCGGGTGGGTGGGGGGGGTATCCAGAAGGCGATGCGGACCGGCAATCCGGCCGACGCCCTGATCAGTTTCAGGGATTCGATCCGGGCGCTGGCCACATCCGCGATCATCTACGAGGTGGGCAAGGAACTGACGGGTGCGAACCTGACAGCGGGCACCATCGTGGGGGCCACTGTAGGTGGTTTGCGGGAGTCGGGACCTGGTGCCCCCCTGCCGATTCCCCCGGCACTGGGCCTGCCCCTGATGACTATCCAGTGGCTCCAGACGGGTGACGCAGAGGTCATGAAGTACACGCTGCCCACCCTGATCCCGGGTGGTGTCGCAATCAGCCGGGCCCTCTCGAATGCCGGGCCGGAGATCCCGCAGCTCACGAAGACTCGGTTCCAGCGGTCGTTCGTGGACTGGGGAAACCCGACGCCCGACGGCCTGTTCCCGCTGATGAGCCCGGACGGCCGTGTGATCAGCTTCGAGAGCCCAGTCGGCATTGCGGCTCGGGCTGCCGGCGTGGACATGGGTCGGTTCCGAGACGAGTCCGAGCTGATTGGGTACATGACCCGGATGCGGGACCAGATGGTCGACGACAAGCGGAAGTTCCTGCAGGCCATGAGCAGCGGTCGGATCCAGGACGCAGAGACCGTGAAGCGGAAGTTCCGGGAGAAGTACGGTATGGAGTTGCAGGTGACGGGCCAGCAGATCAAGGCGTTCACACGGACCAAGAGCACGAGTCGTGTGGAGCGGACCCTGGAACTGATGCCTCGTGAGATTCGCAGCCAGTTCATCCCGATCGCCCAGCAGGTGCTGGGTCCCCGGGCTGGTGTGGATCTGACGGCCGGCGTCTCGATCACGGACCGAAACCCGGCCCGCATTCCGGGCCATCAGTTCAGCCCAGAAGTTGAGTCCACTCTGCAAGACATGGCGGCAGAGGCGAGGGCGAGGGGAGCCCGATCGTTCCCTCAAGAGCCCTATTGAGCGGGTACACGAACGGAACATCACGGGGTCCGATCGGTGGGATCCTGTCAGTCACCGTCAGCTTCAGATTCAGAACCCCCCCCACCCGCCACCACTCGATGAAGACGGGGATCAGGATCATGTTGCGCATGCGCAGGGTGGTGTGTTCGTCGTAGCAGGTGCCCCGGAAGTGGAGGCCCATCCGGCGGTTCCGTTGCTTGAAGACGAGCAGCGGGTCCTTGCGGCTGCAGACGGCATCGCCATTGGAACGGCCCAGGTCGTGGGTCACGATGGGTTGGAAGCCCAGGACACCGGGGTCGTGGAGGTCCAGTTCGGTGGGGTTGCCGAACTCGGGCTTGCAGATGAAGTTGCGGACGACATGGAAGGACCGGAAGGGGCCCAGAGTCGGGTGGACTCCGTCGCCCCTGCCGATCCGTGTCCAGAACCCATCGACGGGCCACTCGAAGACGGGAAGTCGGATCTCCCACCAGCGGCCTTCCGGGATGCTCCGACACCACAGGCCGAACGTGAAGTAGGCGGCCTCAGAGATCGGGGTCATCGGGGTCATCGTCGCCAAAGATGTGGTCGTCATCGTCCCAATCCTCGACCTCTCGGGCTTGGTCGGCCTCCATGCACTCGGGGCACAGGGACAAGCCGTCGTCCGTCTCTGACAGGTCTCTGGTTGGGACGCGGCACAGGTCGCATCGTTTCTTCATGGTTACTCCCGGATGGTCGCCAGGATCTCGGCCTCTCCCATGATGAGGAGGTCGGGGTCTGGCAGTTCGGTACCACTGTAGCGTCCGAACAGGACTCGCTGACCGGCCGACAGGCGACAGTCGACGAGCTGGCCGTTCACGAATTCGCCGCTGCCGACAGACTCGATGGTCCCAGTCAGGGGCTTCTCGGTGGCCCCTTCCGGGATGATGATGCCGGCCGAGGTGGCCTTCTTCACGCTGTCTCGCCGCACGATGTACTTGATTCCAACGGGGGTCAGGTTCATGGTTGTTCCTCAAAAGAAATGGGGCCTGTTTGCCGGAGCAGGGACAGGCCCCAGTCGGGTGGGGGGGTATCAGAATGGTACCGGAATCAGGCCTGCTCGTCCAGCAGCTGGCTCAGGTACTCAGCGTAGTACTTGCGTGCCTTCGGGGAGTCCTGACCCTTACGGCCCTCGCCGGTCCGGTCCTTGGGAGCCCGCTTGGCCACCGTGAACTCCACGAGAGCAGGTAGGCCCTCACCCTCGGGGAAGGCGTCGAAGATGCCTTGGATCTCGGCGATCTCCGGGCCCAGCTTGCCTGCCGGACGGCCCAGCAGAAGCTCCACGAAGCCAGCCCATCGCTCGGTCGCCATCTTGCGGGCCGTCTGGGCACCCTTGGACAGCTGCTCACCGGAGTTGTCGAGGTTGGCGATCCAGCGTTCACCGTTGACGGGACGGCCGTCCCACTCGGGGTGGTTGATGGCAGAGCCGGCGCCGTCGGCGATCTGGTACGTGAAGTAGTAGGCCGGGTTGTACTGGCCGGTGGGCTCGCGATCCTTGGAGCCGGGCTTGGCCGCCCAGATCTCCATGCCTTCCTCGTCGAGGACGAGGCCGGTGATCAGGACCTCCAGCTGGACCTTGACGGACTCGCCGACCGGGAGATCCGGATCGTCACCGGGCCAGAAGCCCCGACCGCCTCCGCTGGAATTGGAACCCTCAGTGCCCGTGTTGTCCACGGCGTTGAGACGATCGATGATGCTGACCCGGGTGTCGACGGGACGCCCGGCAGGTCGTACTGCTGCTTTGGGAGGCATTCGTTCTCCTTACTCTGTTTCTGCGCAGAAACGTTCAAACGCGTTCTCGTAGGCCGGCTCAATCACATTGGTCCACGAGTTGAAGTCATCCATCTCGACGGTCAACAGGTCGTCGAGCGGCACCCGCCTCTTCATGTACATGTAGAGGGACTCGCTGGGTGCCTGAAGTTTGTTGGTGTGGATCCGGTACACGGTCTTCGTGTCGCCGGGCACGTCCCGCATCAGGGCGTTGCCGTCGGCATCCAGACGCGGCTTGCCCCGACGATCGAGCAGCGGAGTCTGTGTCGTGGACACGACGTTCTCGCTGTTGAGGTAGAAGCACTCGTCGATGCGACGGGACAGTCGCTTCCAGATTCCCTTGGGGACGGAGGGGGCGGCCTCGGTGACGGACTGGTTGTCACTGATGGCCCTCTCATCGAAGATGGCATGGGTCGTCAGGATCACACCGATGCGGGCTTCCTGCAACCCGAAGATCAGATCACGGATCGAATCGTAGATGACGCCCCACGCCTCCTGGCCGTGCATGTTCTGGAGCTTGTCGCCCCGGTCCCGCTCCAACTTCATGCGTCGCATGTCCACGAGTGAGTCGAGCAGGTCGAAGCCCACCATGCAGGGGTCTTCCCAGCCACTGTTCCGCTTCTCGATGAGCGTGGTGCAGATGGCCCGCACGTAGTCGTAGCCGAAACCGTCGTAGTCGATACCGAATGCGGAGCCGGGCTGGACCTTCGATGTGCGGTCCGGCAACCGAATGGCCTTCCGCTGCGGGTTGCTGGAGCCCGATGAGTCCGCGTCGATGATGACGGCGTATGGGCAAGACTCGATGAGCGTGGACTTGCCACCACCCTGCACACCGATCAGCATGATGGTTCGTTGGTGCAGCGGGGTGAGTCCGTTGCCCTCGGGCGGATTGAAGTTGCCGAGGAACGATCCGAAGGGCTCGGCGCCGGTTGTCTGGACGCCGGTAGCAGCAGATCGACGGGTTCGGGTGGGGGGGGTCATGAGGAGGTCCAATCTATCAGGTGTTCAGGACGACGTCAACTGAGGGTTCGGGCTCACGATCATCACGATAGGAGACCGCGAAGTTCTCGGCGACGATACGGGGCCATGCAGCGTAGTTGTCGTGGGCCTCATACAGGGGCAGCAGAGCATCGATGGATGCGCCCGGGTAGTCGGGCAAGAGGTTGCTGCCACATGGAGGGAAGCACGAAGGGGTGCCCTCGCGGATGCAGGCCTTGTCCAGCTCCTTCAACTGCAGGAAGAAGCCCTCGTCCTTCATGAGCCGGGGATTGAACGGGATGTTCGACATCTGAACGGGCCGGTTGTTGTTGGACCGCTCAACTGTCAGGTGGTGGAACTCACCCTCGCCCAGGAGCCACTCTCGGTCACGGGCAAGCAGTTCGTTGGAGGCAGCCGTGGGACCCTCGTTCTTCTCGGTGGTCTTGAGGTATCGGATGGTGGGCTTCTGGAGGACCCAGTGGAGCATGCCCTTGAGCTGGGCGGATGCCGGGACACCGTGCTGGTGCAGGGCCCCGGACTGCACGATGTGCTGCATCACAAATGGGTAGAGACGGGACTGGAAGTCGAGGGGTGCGACCAGCATGCGGACGTGGGGGCTGTGGCTGGTGGTCTTGGCGTCGAAGATGTAGAGGTCGTTGGTGTCGGTGTCGAGCAGCAGGGCATCGACCTTGATCACGATGGGCGACTTGATCTTCGGGATACGGAGTCGGAACGGCATCTCGGTGCCGATCACCCGGTACTTCTGGAGGTTGAGTGGTTGGATGGCCCACGCGGTAACGGCCCAGTTGACGGCACGCCGGTACTTCTCCCGCTGGATATCGAAGTCCAGTTGGGTGGGGGGGTCCATGTTCAGGATACCGGCCTCAGAGATCCAGCTGTCAACCTGGGCCTTCCACTGTTCCATCAGGAATCGGGACAGGTGTTCACCGGCCAACCCGTTGAGCAGGGCTTCCGAGCCAATGTGGAAGTAAGTGCCCATCTGGAGGGCTTCGGGTCGACCCGACTTGTCGATCAAGCCGTGGCGTGCCCGATGCAGAAAGGCTCGGGGACACGATCGCAGCAGCCCATGGAGGGACGAGCGGATCGGGATTGGTCGATCGACGACGCCGTGCCGCCGGAGGAAACGGACCACCACAATCCCGGTGGAGTTGGGTGTGAGGGGTTTCTTGGAGCTACGAGACGGCGGGAGGGGTTTCGCCTGTGTCATGGATGGAGAGTACCGATGGGTGGGGGGGTTGTCAATGCCCTTGAATCAGAAAATTTCAACCACGAGTACGGGACCGACGGCGGCCGGAGGAACTCGCGAGACTGGGCATCACGTTCTCCTCGAACAGAGCAACAACTGCTCCGAAGCCATCAGCGCCCAGGTGGACTCCGTCGTACCAGTCTTGCACCGCCGCATCACCATCAACGTAAGGGGTCACGAACGCCGGGAACGAGATGAGATCGATGCCGAGTTCCACCGCGAGTGAGGCGAGCAGATCGGCCCGGGTTCGCTGGGCAGCCTGCTTGTCGGCAGGAGAGAGATCAGCCTCCACCGGGATCCAGATACCGAAGGTGCGAACTCCACTGTTGAAGCCGGTGCCAGAGCCGGCAACGCTGGCACGAATGACGGTCTGGCAATCGTGCCACCACGAACTGATTGGTGTGCCGGGCGAATCATTGGTGATTGGAGGGCACAGGCCCAGGTAATCGATTGATGCGAGTTCAATCAGTTTGGCCCAAACGGTCTGCCGAAGCTCTCCGAGAGTCTCGCCTCCCGAGGACACACCGATGCAGCCGATGCGGGCACCGGGGTCCGGGCTCCGGCAATCGAAGGCACTGAGGCCCATGCCAACGCCGGAGCCTCCCTCGTTGTCGATGCCGACACCGATGGCAGAGGTGCTCACGGACCATGTTCGACGAGTGAGTGTGGTTCCCACTCCATTGGACATAGTCGTTCCTGTAGTTGACCAGTTGCCCACAACGGTGAAGTCGGCTCCACTTAAACACTGAGTGAAGCTGTGAACTCCGGTTGCTGAACCTGTAGGATTGTTGTAGTACGCATTGAATTGGTCGATCCGGCGGCTTCGGATCAGATCCCATAGGTTGTCCATACCCTCGTAGTATTGGAACCCCCCCACCCACTCTCGGGCTGGGTCGAACACGAGACGCTGGATGTGTGCGATGTTTCGGGATGCAGCACCGGCGGCACGGGACACGAAGACGTTGTCTACAGAGGTATCGAACAGGCCAAGGGTGCTTTCGGAGGCGGCAGTCTTGGCTTCCCACGAGTTGTTGGCACCGGGCATATAGGAGGCCGGCAGGATGTGAACCGAAGAATTGGTGCTGCTTGAGCCCACCGGGATGTTGGTGAACCGGGAGAGTCCAATACCGGATAGTCCGACTGCACGTCCAACCGCTTGTTGGAGAATATTGGCGATGCCAGGAGTAGCAGAACTGGTCAGGTTGCCGGTACCGCCGTGGCTCTCGCCGGGTCCGATCACGATGTGGACGTTGCGGGATCGGGCCGTGGCGACAACAGCCTGGAAGTTGGTGGCGTCGAGCAGATCTGGATCACTGTGGTCGATGACACCAAGCGTGGTGTTGTACGGAACCGACGTGAATGTCGGTGCCGTTGCCATCAGGTCCACCACCTCCTGGTCCGTGAGCGATCGAGACGCCAGCAGCACCGAATCCACGCTGATGGGCGCGAAGCTTGTGCCGTTGTCGCGGGCCCCGATGCGCAGGGTCGATGCCCCTGCGGCGGGCGTGCCGAAGCCGGTCGAGGTTCCGACACCCATCGTCGCCTGGAAATCTGCGAGGCTGATGCCCACCGTCGCTAGATTGATCTTCATCGTGCCGCCGTTGCCACCGTCGAGCGAGTTGGGGATGTACCGCAACACCACTGCGTACAGCGTCGCGGATGCCGATGTCGGAAGAATGATGCTGCCCGACGCTGGCGTGGTCAGGCTCAGATCGGCGTTCGTTCCGTCCAGCCGAGCCGTCACGCGGCCGGTGCTCGCCACGAACACATCGTTCTGGTTCGTCCCGCCGAAGTCGAGCAGCCAGTGGTTCCCGGTCAGGGTGCCGTTCACCGCCAGCACGGCCATCACCGTAAACCCCGTCGCGGCGTAGTCGCTCAGCGTTGCCGCGCTTGCCGCGTCGATGTAGTTATTCCAGTTTGCCGGAGTCGGATCTGAGTTGAGGGGGAGGACGCCGGAGCCGAACGTCATGGAGGTTCCGGTCGCAGTCACGACCCGCTGGTTGCGGCTCCAGTCGAGCTTGAAGGTGCCACCCCCGGCTGCAATGGTGGTGTCGGGCTCCAGCCAGAGGATGATGTCTTCGCGGGTGGCAGTCATGACCCGGATTGTAGCGGCTGACAAACCCCTACACCAGCTGATAGACTAGGGTAGGAGATCTGCTATGTCTGAGACCACGGTGGGGGATGTGTTGGTGGCTATTGCCGAGCTGAAGGGGGAGATGCGGGCTGACATGGCCGGTATCCGGAGCGGCGTGGCCGGCCTAGATGTACGGCTCAAGCATGTCGAACACGACGTGGTGGGCAACGGCAAGGAGGGCCTCAAGACCAAGGTGGACCGGCTGGAGCAGGCCGCTATCGTCGAGAGGAACCAGTGGCTGGACCTCAAGAAGAATGGCCCCCTCATCGGGATCATCGTGGTGGCCGTCTTTGGTGGCAACGCTGGAGTACAGGCACTCATGACGGCTATGGGTTGGGGGACCCCCGCCCCAGTCGAATCAACCGAGACGTCCAAGACCCCCCCACCCAATTCTGATTAGTCGGGGGTGGAGGCTGGCTGGTTGAGAAGGACGGTACGTCGCATGGAGTCCATGAGGGCCGTCTTGTGCATGGGGTTCAGGGATTTCCAGATGTCCGCGTACTCCCCGTTGCAGTTGAACCCGATCAAGTAGAAGCAGTCATAGTGGTCATTGAGCCAACGGGATACCTCCGGCGGAAGGACCATGTCCTCGTCGTGTCGCTGAATCATTGGGTCCATAGGGACTCCTCAGGGGACAGGGACGAAGGCCTTGATGCCCAGCTCGGCGAGGGCGACGGCGAGTTCCTTGCCGGCAGAGACGGCTGCGGTGAGGGCCTTGGCCTGCTCTTGAGTGATGACTTGGGCGGTCAGGAGGTGCTGGATCTGCTGGAGTTCGTAGGCCTTGATGACTCCGGCCACGTCCCGGCCCAGCTCGTCGATGCCCACCGTGAAGCCGCCGGCGAAGGAGGCGGTGAAGCCACGCAGGGTGCTGTTGCTGGGGTCGCTGTTGAACAGGCGAACGTAGACGGGAGTGCCGTCTGGGGTGGTGGCTGCGACGCCGGCCTCGTTCACGACGGGCAGCAGGACGGCCATGTCATGGGTGGGGGTGTCGGTCAGCTTGTTGAAGCCGTCGGCATCGAACTCGGTGCCGCTGAAGATGCGGGACGAGGATCCGAACCAGGCGTTTTTGCCCATGGTGAAGGCGCCATTGGTGGTGGGGCCCCGGACCTCGTCGATGTTGGCGGTGGACTGGGGGCCCACACAGGCACAGAGAGTGAAGGCGAGGAACACGAAAACGGTGAGGACGATCAGCCGGGACTTACGCATGGGGTCTCCTTTGGGTAGTATCAGGAAGGATACCCATACGGGAGGAATGATGCAAGTACCCCGGGGCTGGACTCGCACCTTGTTTTTCGGGTGTTTCCACGTACCAGCCCACGATAAGAGGAAACTGGCTGGCCTGCTCCGACTGATACGGGAGTACAGGCCGGACCGCCTCGTGGCCCTGGGCGATCTCATTGATGCGGACGCAGCGAGCCGCTGGATCAGCGAGATGAAGTGGAGCCTACAGGATGAGTACAACGGATTGTCGGGGGTTCTCCGTAGGCTGGAGCAAGCGGCTCCGGATGCCGAACGAGTGTTCTTCGACGGGAACCACGAGGATAATCTGAGGGCGCCGGGTCGGATCCCTGAGAAGGTCCGGATGCTGGTGCAACCCGAAAAGCATGTGCCTGAGTTGTTGAGGTGGGGGCGGGTCCCGTACGTGAACGACCGGACGGGTGTCCGGAGGTGGGGCCAGGTGACGGCCATGCACGGGTGGGGGGCGGGAACTCACTCGGACAACCAGGAAGCCATGGTTCATGGCATTGATAATGGGGTTACGGTGCGGGCCCATACGCACAGGGGGACGCAGGGTCCGGTGCGTGTGAAGGCAGGGACGCAGCCAGTCAACCGGTGGTACCTGAATACCGGGACAATGTGTGACATCCGGTTCTTCAAGGAGAAGCACTACGGCAGACGGTTGAACACCAAGGGATGGTGCTTTACCCCCGTCCTCGTCGATGCGGACGAGAAAGCAACTGCCAACGACTCTCGCCGGTGGCAGTGCAAACAGTTCTGGTTCGATGCTGTTTGAGTTGGCTCAGAATTCTGAAGGGTCAGGATCACCCGGGTCGAAATCAGGGTCCGGGAGATCGAGTTCTTCGAGGACTTCCCGGAGCAGACGCAACGTCGAGACGTATGCGTGGAACTCCAGGTTGCCGATGAGAACGTGGCAGATGTCGTTGTTCGGGAAGTCAGAGCCGTGGATCGTGATGTCCACCTCGACTTCCTCGATGTCTTCCTGGGTTGGGCCTTCGATGTTGGTCACGTCAGTGTCTTCCGGGTCGTACATGGGGTCACCTCCGGACACCATTCTACCCTGTTTCCGGTAGGCCGTCTTCGGGGTTTGTTCGGTGTCGTAGGTGGACTATGTCCGGGTCTCGAACCTGGAGCATGGACGTGATGATGGCGTCGGCCAGGTCATTGGCCTCTGACAGGGACAGTCGAGCATGGTGGGTTTCTCCGTCTATGTCGACGTACCGGATGTTTATTCCGGGACGCTGGGTTTGGGGGGGGAACATGGAACCTCCGTACGAGAGAGAGCGAGCTTGGTCTCGGCCTCTACTGCCCGATTCTTCCAGACCTTCAACTGGTCCTGGAGCTGGGCGAGTTCTGCTGCAAGGGCGTCCCGGTCGGCCTCCATGGCCACCAACATGCCTTTGATCCGGTCGGTCGCGAACTCCTCGGAGTGTTCGCGGTGGTTGCGGATCATCTCGCCGCCCTTGACTGCATCCTCAACGATCTCCAGAAGCCGGGCCGGTTCCGATACCCGGGGGAGATTCGCGGGATGCCAAACACCTTTCCACCAGAGCAGGTAGATCTGCTCCAGGTCGAGTTCTGTGAGGATGTCACCGGACACGAGCCTCTGCTTGAGCGTCTCGGACCGATGGATAGCGGCCTTCAGGTCGTCCTCCAGTGTCGGCAGGGGACGGGCCTGAATGCCCAGCGTGGGCTTGGGTACCATGGTTGGTCTTTCGGTTGGGGGTCTCAGAATGAGGTGAGACGGATGCGGATGCCATTGGAGGTGGCGGTCAGGCCGGTCTGGGCCAGGGCCTCTGTGGGCAGGAACATGATCTGACGGGCGCCGGCCAGGTCGTACGCGTACTCGTCAGAGCGGTAGACACCCAGCGTGTTGTCGTGGGAGGCACGACCCGAGTCGAGTGCGAGGGTGGCCAGGGTCCGGTTGTTGTGCCGGTCCCAGAGTCGGAACCACGGAAAGCCGGGGCCGTGGCGACCCCACAGGTAGCCCTTGGGATTCACGGTGACGGTCGGAGTTCCGGTGCCAATCATGAAGGCGTGGACGTGAGCCCACCCGTTGACGTCATCCGGGATGTCCAGGATGGCTACGATCTCTGTGTCGGCCGCGTTCTCGGGGTCGTCGCTGTCGTCCGCCGTTTGCGTAAGGTCGGACCAGAGTCGGACAGAAGGGTAGGAACGAACGACAGAACGTCCAAGGGCTGCATTGGACTGGGTTCCGAAGTTGTAGTTGGCCTGGTCTTCGGCCCTGAGGAGTTCCGCGATCGACTTGGCGCTGGGCATTGTGGCACTCCGGCATGGAGGAGGGCGACGACAAGTCCTCCGACTGCGAGACGTCTACTCCTAGTATAGTAGGGCACCGACCAGACCGCAATACCCCGGGACGCCGCCTCCGCCAACAGTACGGACAGGGCCCGACCCGGATCGGGACACAGCTTCGTGGGCCTGTCGAACGGGTGGGGGGGATCCTCAACCAGCAGATAGGCCTTCTGGAACTGGGCTGCGAGCCGGTCCAATTGGGACCTGAACATGTCCTTCGAGGAGCCACAGGCACAGGCCCAGACTTCCCGGGCCCCGTATTTCCGTTCGATGCCCACCAGATCCGGGTTCTCAGCCAGCCGGTAGTCGGCCGTAGTCAGCTTGACTTTGGCGGTCTCGATGAGGTGGACCCGACGGGCGCCCAGGACCCCGAGAGACAGAGAAGTTGGAAAAGGAATCGGGTACTTCTCTCGGGTGTCGATTTCGATCCGGATCGTGGGCGTCACCCACTCATGGTATCAAGTTTGCATGAGGGTTCGTCGGCCCATTCACTCATGGACTTCTCTTCGCGCCGGGCCCTAACCCGGACTTCGGCCTTGTCTATGTCCAGCGTCACCATGAACTCCTGGTTTTCACAATCGCCCCAGACGTAGCCGTCGTAGATGAGGTCGCGGATGGCCTCGTAGACGGTGTCGGTGTCCTGTTCCCGGAGTTCCAGCCAGTCGTTCCAGAGCCGGAAGTCCGAGTCGGACGGGCTCTGTTGGACTTCGAGACCATCGTGTTCGTAGTAGTGGAACTCGTATTCCACGGAACCGGTGATGCCGGCTTCGCGGAGGTGGGAGAGGAACAGGGGGAGGCCCCGACGGGGAGGTATCTCGTTCCATGGGGTCGGCAGGGTATCGGACATGGGATCACTCCTATTGGGATTTGAGTTCGTAAGACATGGGGACTCTGTGACCGTGTACGCCACAGAGCCAGGACCAGAAATTTGGCCGGTCAAGATCGAACGATTCGTGGAAGCAGTCTGCGAGAATGGATCGGGCCGATTCAACGGACTGTTGTGAAGCATCGACAGTAACCGAGTCGTAGGTGTTGGCGATCTGGATAATAGTGGTTCCAGGGTGAGTCCAGTCCGCAAGCTTTGAACGAAGTAGGAACTGGAGGTGCAGCATAGACATGGCGGCATAGGCCTGGATCGGAAAGTTGATGATGGTCGACTTGTAGGTCTTGGCCAGAACGGAGGGTGAGCCGTGGAAGGTTCGGCTGATTCCGAAGGGGTGGAGTTCGAGGCGGTGGTGTTCGAGGACGTACTCCACCATTTGATCTTGCCAGCGACAGAGGACAGGGCGGACAGAACGACGCGCAGCCACGATTTTCTGGCAGACGTCGAGGGGGATGAGGATGGCCGAGTCTCGCAGGATGGTGAGCTGCAGGGTCTCGGCGCTGGAGTCGAAGAGGTCGGCGAAGTTTCCCTGTTTGGCGGCATGGCGTTCCGTGTCCTTGAATCCCGGGGTTTTCTTGTCGATGACAGGGCCGTACTTGGCGGCCAGGACCTCCATTGTGAAGACCTGGATGGCACGCTCGGTGTGGAGGTCGACGCCGGCCGTGGTGTAGGCTTGGATGAGAGAGGGTTCGCCAGTTACGACAGCGGCAGTGCGTAGTTCGGCCTGGTCCAGATCCTTGGAAAGCAGGATGCCGCCTGGGAACCGGCTGCAGTAGCAGTTCTGGATCTCCTCGGGGTCCGTTTGGCGGGCGGGGTTGCGGGCTGTGATGCGGGCCTGTTCGGTGCCGCCCTCATCGCCGCCTTCCTGCCTACTGGGGAACGGGAACCACGTCGGGAACGCCATCAGGACTTGCTGACATATCGATGATGGGCAGTCCCTGGAAGGCGCCCGCCCACTTCGCAAGATGCCACGGCGTGAGGATAGCGAGGCGGCCCGGTGTGAGATGGACGGGGTGGGCTGCTCGACCGAGGTAGGCGGAGGGCTCGGGGTGTCCGGTGAGTCCGAAGGCAGCGGCGGCGGAACCCAGTTGGGTGGGGGGTTCCTCGGGATACAGAGGCTGGAGCGACGCCTCTTCTTGACGCCGGACTTCCGGGCTACAAGCAGAGGCGACACATACGTCGACCGGATCTTGATCGCGAACGTGTGCCGATCGATCAGCTTGAGGGCCCGTTGGATCGGGTGGGTGGGGGGGAGTTCCAGTCGGAACAGTTCCCGGTTCGTGTCGCATAGGCTGATCTCTTTCCGTTTGTCGGTGCGGGTCAGGCGGGGGTCGTCGAGGATGGAAGGGGCCTCAGGGTCCTGGGATTGGCGGTGTTCGTCGATGGCAGCCAGGACACGGAGCAGGAAGTTGTCCCGGGACTTCTTGGGTTTGGGCCCGGCGTTCTTCGAGAGTACCAAATCGTACTTGGAGCGGGCTACGGCCTCGCAGCGATTGATGGTAGTGAGGCAGCGGGCATCGAGGGTGTGGAGTGAGGAGGAGTCGAAGGAGTAGCCGGCCTCGGACATGCTGATGCACAACCACAGAGACTCGTGGTAGAAGCGGAGGCAGGCATCCGAGAGCTTGGAGGTGTCGGGACCGTAGCGATGACGGATGGCCCGAGCCAGGACACCCAGAATGAGGGCAGTGCAGTGGGTGTCCTCGGCGTTGTAGACGGCAAGCTTTGGGTCACGCCAGGATTGGAAGCGTTCTCCGGCGTCGAAGTCGAGGGCATGGGCTGGGGTGTACGACGCGAACATGGGCCCCAGATCTTTGAGGCTGGACGAGGGGAGCAGTTCGCTGTAGAGGTAGGCGACGCCCAGTGTGTCGATGCAGAGGTGGGAGTCGGGGTTGATGAGGGGCCCGAAGCCGATGTAGCGGAGGTATAGGAAGTCGAAGGCCAGGTTGTGGCCAACGAGGACGGAGGCGTGTTGGAGCCATTTGCGGAAACAGAGACGATCGAGGGGCCGGTGCAGGAAGAAGACGCGGGTCTTGCCGGGCTTGGCGTTCGTGAAGTCGAGGGTGTGGGCCGGGCTCGACTCAATTGGACCATCGGGCAGGTCGACGCCCTCGATCTCGGTGATGGAGACGGACTGGACCAATTCGTTGAGGGGATGACCATCGATCCACCTGGACTTGTGTGGATGGAACTGGGTCTGTGGAGCCAACTGTGAACCCCCCCACCCGAAGTGGGTTGAGCCGGCCGTCTCGATATCGATGGATAGGAGGCGGCTGGAGGTCCGGGTGGGGGGGCCGACTGGGACGAGGTCGGGGTCGGATGGTTCGGGAACCCGGCCGTTCAGGTGGTCGAGGAGGAGTTGGAAGGACAGCTCGATCGACTCGGCCGAGTTGGGGTCCCTGCGCACCTGCAGGATTGCGGGGTTGAAGCAGGTCAGGATGGTCCAGTCTGGGATCGGCATGGATTATCGGCGGGTCGTGTAGATGTAGTGGGGGCGGCCGACGGCCCGGTTGCCCCGACGCTCCTCGCGGATCTTGCGGATCTGCCGATCGTAGACGCCCTTGCTGACCTGCTGGCGGAAGGTGCGATAGGTGGGCAGGGCGAGTTTCGGCGTGGTCAGGAGGTGGGAGTGGAGTTCGGAGACGGTGAACTCCCCGAGGACGGCGCCGATCTCGACGATGGCCTTCGCGACCGGGTCACGGGGGACGGGCCGGAGCTGGGCCTTGGCGGCGGAGGTGCGGCGAGGCTCGGTTCGGGTGGGGGGGTTGGCTCCTCGCAGAATGTTGAGGGTTTCGATGAGGGTGTCGAGTTCCTTCTTCTTGGTGGCGATGATGCTTTCGATGGTTTCGGTGAGCATGAGTCTGATCCTTTCAGGATGCGGAGACCCTCCACACGATGGAGTGGCCTCAGGTTGAGGGGTTGGCTGGATTCCAGGGAGCGACCGAGCACGAGCTTGGTGGCACCTGATCCCAACAGAATGAGGTATCGGGGTGATGGGGCGTGGGCCGCGTCGATGGCGTCGAGGTCCTGCTGGAGGTAGGGGAGGCAGGCTTTGAAGTGGGCAACTGTGGGGTCTGGGTCGCTGAGGCCGGTGCGGCATCGCAGAATGTTGCCGTAGTAGACGGAGCCCAGGGTCAGGAGATTGGCGCCGGGGACGATGGCCTTGCGGAGTAGGGAGCCGGCGGAACCGATCCAGGGCCGGCCGAATCGGTCGTCGTCGTAGGAGGGGGAGGCTCCGAGAAGAACGAAGGCGGGAACGGAGGGGCCGGGTTCGAGGGAGCGAGGGTCCCACTCCCAGGGGACGCCGACGGACACGTTGCCCTCGACGGAGGACAGGTCACAGGATCGGCACTGGTAGAGGAGGGGCAGCAGCATGGGTTAGCCGAGCGTCTCATAGTACCACTGATGGAAGAAGCCGAGACGTTTGTAGGTGCCGGCGCGGAGATGCTGCCAGAGCCAGAGGGCCCGGCCGGTGCGTCCGTTGCCGTCCATCAGTGGGTGGAGCTTCTCGTAGTCGAGGTGAGTGGAGTAGGGGTCGGTGAGCGGGGTCTCCATGTCACCGAGGATTTCGGCAAGCTGGACCCGGATGTCGGGGCCCCCGGGTGGGGGGGTGTAGTTGCCGACTCGGACATCCATGTTGGCCTGGTAGCGGAGATGGGGCCTGGTATTGGTGCGAAGGGCGAAAGCCAGGTGTTCAATATCGAGGTCGGTGATGGAGTCGAGGGAGAGGAAGTGGACGTGGGCGTCGGTCTCTCGACGATCAGGAAGGCCCAGGCCCTCGATCCGGTTGGACTCCATCAGGAAAAGGGAAAGGTCTGCCGGGGTGTAGGTTTGCATGTTCATGGGGTTCCTTTCGCCCGGGGCTTCAGGCGCTCGTGCTTCATGCAGTCCTCCACCGAGTCGTACATCCGCTCTCGGGCCTTGATACGGCGTGCTCGCTCAAGGTTCTCAATCACGTTGAGCAGCCACCGCGACACGTCGTTGCGGTGCTTGCATCGGTATGAGCCTCGCTTTCGCCGTCGCCATTCGCGGACTGCCATCGCGTTCCTTTCGTTGAATCCCCCGCCGCCCGCTTTCGCGTGCGAGGGGGAGCCCGTGCCGCTTGTGGGTCGCGGCTGACCATACCGGCGGCGCGTCGGGCACACGCTCGCCATGTCTGCCGGTCCCTGACGTGCCCGGCGCGAGTGGCACTTCTTGACGGGCTTCGGCCACTACGCTGCCCCTCAACGCGAGTCCGAGCAGGACGCCTCGCTCAACGGGGGCAAGTGTTGAAACCGGACGCCGGGATTGCTCCCGACGCCCGATGGAACTGGGGGGTGGCGAGTCCCCGATCGGTTTGGTCGCCATCTCGGTCCAGGTGCCGGTTCGACTCGCGGGCAGACGACCAGCGACAAGCCGAGTGATCGCAGTTCCGAATGGGCAGGGCGGTCCGTTACACCACCCGCCCGATGCCCGGCTCACTCCCTCGGCACGCCGCCGGGGAGCGTGTGACGTGAACCGTTGCATTCCGTGCAACACTTGCCATCACCCACCCCCCTTCCCCGCCGCGAGGGCGGCCTCGGATGCCTCACGGGTTGAATAGCACACGGCCTGTTGACATGTGATGTCCATGTCGTACTGGATCGCGTGAGTATCTGACGCATCGGCGACGCGGAGAGCGGTGATTGGCGTAGGAGGGTCATCGTCGTCGATGGCCCATGATGGAACCCACCACAAAGCCATGCCCGGATACACCCGAGCCCCATCGGCGGTAAGTGGCAGCCGCTCCACGATCGTCCGCAGCCGCTCGATCTCGGCAGCGGCTTCAGACAGCAGCCTCGGCGCGATATCGGTTGGGTTTGCCAGCAACAGCCGCTCCACAATGTCACTCACGGTTTGCCTCCTTCGCGTCGTGCAGCCCGGCGAGGGCGTGGATCAGGGCGGTGAGTTCGTCACACTCTCCGCAGTAGTTGTGTTTGGTTTGGTCGTCCCAGTTGTGGCGTACCCCTAGCTGGGTATCGAGTCCGCCGGTTTCGAGTTCGACCCGAGAGAACGTTTTGCTTGCAGGGGAGACGTTGAACCAAATCCCCTGATCCCTGCACCGCCCCAGCAGCGAAGCGAGGTCGGTGGGGATGAGTTCTGTTGTCGGCCTTGGTGGGGCCATGTATTCGGGTTGCTCAAAGTCGAGTTCCCACCATGCCCCCTCAAAGAAGTCAACCCGTCCATACCCCAGCACCGCCAGGGCCTTGCGCATCGTGTCGTGGTTAATTGCCATCGCTCGCCTCCACCTTCTCGATTGTGTTGCGAAGTGCGGTCAGTGCCGCCTCGTCATTCTCGGGGTGACGGGTGCGGCCCATGCGAGGATTGAACGCCGATGGCATCGGGATCACGGCGGAATACTGGTACCGCGGGATCGAACCGTTCTGGTCGGCGTCAAAGCTGGTGCCGAGGTCGGACTGCTCGGTGTAGATCGTTTCTGGCGAGCCCTTCCAGCCGGCGCCGGCAGGACGGTACTGATCCTTAAACTCGGTCCACCACACCCACACCGCGTCAGGGCAATCTCCCCGCATGTTGATGGCCGCGCCCATGATCCGCTTCGCCCGATCCAGCCACTCCGCGTCACCCGTCACGGCGTAGGCGTACAGCGGAATCCAACCAGCGTCGATCGTCGATCGGATCGACAGCGACGGCGGCTCGTGCTCGCGGCCGGGCAGGACCAGGCCCGTGCGGCTGTCCCAGAACTGCACGCCCCCGCCGGTGCGGAGGTAGAGGTACCACACCGACGTTGCGGCCTCGATGATGCGGGCGCGGCACCACTTGGCGTCGGCGGTGTTGCCGACCTTCTCCGAGAACAGCATCGACCACGCCCAGCCGTCAACGCACGCGAGAAGGGCGTTGTCGTCGGTGGTGCAGGCGGGGGGCAGATAGGCCCACTCGTAGGTACGGGCGACCGGGGGCGTGTTGATGTTGTTGTGCGGGAACAGCGACACGCCGGGGAAGCGGCCGGGCACCCAGAGCAGCTGCGAAGTGCGGAGCAGTGTTCCGTGGTTCGAGTAGGCCGAGAAGCCGATACCATTCACGTTGCCGTAGTCGAGCGCGATTCGGGCTGCCATGCCGATGCACCAGCCCCAGCACTCGTCGCTGGTGATGGCCTTGCCGTGCTTGCCGCCGATGGCGGAGTCGATCTGGCGATGGGTGGCGGCAACCAGGTCCTTCGGGTTGGCGGCCATGTACGCGACCCACTCACCGAACTCGGCGGAACCGGCGGCGTTGAGCAGGCCGTGAAACAGCCCGGTGCCGCACGCCTTCAAGTGTGACTCGAACGTGGGCCAGCGGGCGACGGATTGCAGGCGGGAGAGGGTGGTGGTCATGGGGCGGGCTTTTCCTTCCACTTGTCGTCCAGTGCCATTGGGCGATTCGCAGTCTCGGCCTTGAAGGCATCGCCAAACGTCACCGCCTTCAACTTCTCCATCAC